GACATCCGCGCGAACTCTGGTCCTGGCAAGAACGGTGGCGGCTACAAGCTGTTCCCCGTGACCACCGCTCCCTCGCAGAGGCTGGCCGATGACAACACCGCAAACGCCTGACCTCATGGAGCCCGTCGTGGGGCTCCGCGCGTGGCTCGTTCGAGAGACCGAAGCCGGACCTCGCCTCTACGGGGCGGGGTTCGGTCGCAAGGAACGGTGGGCACCCTACGCGCCCATCGAGTCCAGGCACCTGTTTCTCAAGCAGGGAGAGTATGTGGCCTACGACGGCTGTGGCTCTCCCTGCGATGGCATCGTGGACCCCGCGCATCCACTGGCTGACCTGCAGCCGCGTGATGACATATTCAAAACCTTCTGCGGCATTCACGCCTATCGCCGCAGCGAGGCCACGCGCGCCAAGGAACATCTGCGCGCCCACTTCGGCGGCATCATCCCGCTGTCGGTGCTCCAGGCGACCCCTGTGTGGGTCGTGGGGCTCGTCTCACTCTGGGGACGCATAGCCGAGCACGAGCACGGCTACCGCGCCCAGTATGCGTATCCACGCGAGCTGCACTATGCGACCAGCGGGGTCGACGCGTCGGCGCTCGCAGCCGCTTATGGCATCACCTTCGAGGAGGACGCGTCATGGAAATCGGTGTTCCAGTTCGTCGAATCATCTCTGAGCCCCTCGCACTTCCAGTTCCCGCTCCAACAAACCACCCTGAGCCAGCCGTGGCCCCGGCTCCAGCTCTCCCCGTCGACCGTCCCACCGAGCAGCCGGTCCTCGTTCCAGCCTAACTACATCACCGTGCCGAACGCTCGCTATCGACAGGTGCTAGAGGAGGAGAAGAACAAGCGGATGACTGAGATGGTCAACCTGATGGCGGGCATGCAGTGGCCTGCCTTCCCGAAGGCGCTGCTGGCAGAGATTCAGGCGGCAGAGGAGAAAGCCATCATGGCGACCTCACCTGCGGCGACCGCGAAAATCCTGAACATTGTCACCGAAGAGGAGAAGTAACCATGTGCTACGTCTGCGCGCGCAAAACCCTCGACTCGCTGAAGAACGACCCGCGCTTCCCGGAGAACGATGCCGAGAAGCGCACCGCTGCCAAGCTCGAAGCTCTCGGCAACCGGGACACCTACGTCGACACGCTGACCGCGCTCGCTTGCATCTTTGCCGCGTCGGATTCTGCCTATGGCTCGCTGCTGCAGGTCGTGCAGAACATGCGGCGCCAGATGGGTCCGCTCGCGGGCTACGTCGAGGTAGAGAACAACGATTTCGACGAAGTGGACCGCGTCGAGAACCGGCCCAAGCCGAACGAGGCGACCGACGTCTCCAAGAGTATTGATAAGGATGGTCCGCTGCTGTCCCCTGGCTCGAAACGGACGGACAACTGATGGCGTCACCCTCGACGCTGTCGCTCACGGCTCCCGGTCGGGTCCGGCTCTACTCGACTGCCGAGCTACTCAAGCTGCCACCACCCGAATGGCTCGTCGACGGCATCATGCCAGCCGGTGGGCTCGTCGGGCTCTACGGGGCGCCAGGAGACGGGAAGAGTTTCCTGGCGCTCGACATTGCGCTCAGTGTCGCCACGGGGCGCCCCTGGCACGGGCATCCCGTCAAACGCGACTACGTGCTCTACATCGCCGCAGAGGGTGGCACGGGCATGGGCAAACGCGCGCGGGCATGGCTGCTCCACTATGGCGTCGAGGCACCCGACGTCAGCATGGCGTGGATGATAGACTCACTGCCCGTTCACGCAGAATCCTCGGACCTCGATACACTGCTCGAACGCTTGGAGCACGAGGTGGACCGGCGTCCTGGGCTCGTCATCATCGACACCCTGGCGCGCTGCTTCGATGGGAACGAGAACCAGCAGGAGGATATGGGGCGCTTCGTCAATGGCGTCGATAAGTTCAGGCGCGCGTATGGTGCTACGACGTTGGTCATCCATCACACGGGGCTCGCCTCTGGTCGGGAGCGCGGCTCCACGAGCTTCCGAGGGGCGGCTGAGACGATGATGTCTGTCGACATGAACCAGCAGACGCAGACGATGACCATCACCTGCGACAAGCAAAAGGACGCGCTGCGCTTCGAGCCCATCAACCTGACGCTGACCGATGTCGTCGAGGCTGAGTCTGCCGTGCTGACGCAGCCGGGGCTAGAGGCGGCTATCGCGCGGAAAGCGGAGCTGCTCGCCATCCTGGTGAAGGGGCCGAGGACCGCGAAGCAGATACAGGCCAAGTCTCACGGGGAATTGAGCCGTTCGACGCTGTTTCGGCTTTTGCGTGACACTGTCAAAACTGGTGAAATCATTAAGGAAAATGATGAATATCGGTTATCAGTCCCACGCTAGTCTCACGTCGTTGGGACGGTTAAGTAGTAGAAAATAAAGGGCTTGCCCTAAAATCCAGTAGTCAAACCCCACACACCGTAGGTGTGGGGGTGACACTGGGTGGGTGAGATTGGAGGGCGGAAAATGGACGGCTTGTTTCATCGAGACATCGGGTTCCCTATCGACGCGAGATTGCCGGTTCCTGGGCTCAGGCTTCGCTACACGGCACACGCGATGACGCGGTCAGTCGAGGAGGGGGTGCCCGCCGACGCGCTGCCTGGGGAGCTTCCTGGCCGGTTTGACGTCATCGAGCTGAGCATCGAGGGTGGAGACCTCAGACGGTGGCTGGTCCGCTTCCCCTGCCTCCAGGTGGACGGATGGGACTGGGTGCTGGCCGTGACGCCTGCCGGGGTCGTGGTCACCGTCTGGTTGAACCACGAGGACGACTACCACCGGAACCTCGACACCTCGAAATACTTGGCACCGCGTTTGCATCTACCAGAAGCGGAGGACTGAGACATGCGATTCAGCGCCCTGGCAGAACCCGTCGTCGACACGAGCGCGGCAAAGGCCACATGGTTGTCGTCGCGGAAGTGGTCGAAGGAACAACTAGCGATTTTCAAGTGGTTTGAGACCAAACGCAAGAAGGCCATCACGCACCTCGTCGTGCGAGCCCGTGCGGGCACCGGCAAAACGACCACGCTCCTGGCGTGCGTCGACTTCGCCTGGGAGTCCTCGATTCTGGTCACGTCGTTCTCGGGGCGCATCACCAAAGAGCTACAGCGTCGGCTCAAGAGCCCGAAGGCTGTCGCGCAGGGGCTGCATTCGCTCGGCAACAGCTTCGTCACCGAGCAGTGGGGCGCGCACAAGGTCGACAAGTGGGCGCGCGGCAAAGGCGTGACGGCCCAGGTCTGCACCGCGACCAAGGGCGACCGGCCCGCCAAGTATGCCATCGTGCCGTTCGAGGTGCAGAAGCTGATTACCAAGCTGCACGAGAAGGGCCGCGAGCTGAAGCCGCACGCGACGACACCAGCGGAGCTGGAGGAGCTGCTGTATCGCTTCGACTGCGACCTCGACCCGCAGGTGTTCGGCCCGCAGCACGAGCTGTGGCAGAACGCGTTCATCCTCGACATGGCCGTCAAGGCAATGGCGCACGCTGCCGAGGGGATGACGGACGGCTGCATCGACTTCGCGGACATGATTTTCCTCCCGCTCCGCAATGCCTGGGTGCGCCCGAAGTTCGACCTCGTCATCTGCGACGAGGCCCAGGACACCAGCGAGCCACAGCTCGAACTGGCGATGAAGGCGTGCAATGGGCGCTTCTGCCTCTTCGGAGACAACCGGCAGGCCATCTTCGCCTTCCGGGGCGCCGACTCGCACGCGCTCGACCGTCTCAAGCAGACGCTGAGCGCCGACGAACTGGGGCTCAAGACGACCTACCGCTGCGCCCAGGCGATTGTCCGGCTGGCGCAGGAGTTCGTCCCCGACATCGTCGCGGCGAAGACCAATCCCGAGGGCGAGATTCGCGTGGCAAATGCGCTGCCCCTGGAGAACTGGTTGCACGAGGCGACCCCTGGCGATTTCATCCTGTCCCGGCTGAACGCGCCGCTGACCTCGTTCGCGCTCAAGCTGCTGAAGCGGGGCGTGCGCGCGCGTGTCGCCGGTAAAGACCTCGGCGCCGGACTGACCACCCTGGTCAAGACCCTGGCGACCAAGTCGCGTGACCTGTCGCAGTTCGCGGTCAATCTGCGGACGTGGCAGCTCGCCCAGGTCGACTACGCGCGCTCGCAGGACCGTGCCGACAAGGTCGAGCGCATCAACGACCAAGTCGAGATGCTGATGGCGGTTGTCGAGTCCGCTGAAGACCTCAACGACCTCCTGGACCGCATCACCGTGCTGTTCGTCGACGAGGACGAAGACCACCCCGACACGGTCATCTGCTCGTCCATTCACAAGGCCAAGGGGCTGGAGACCGACCGCGTCTTCGTCTACCTGCCGTCGTTCAAGTTCAAGGGCCAGGAGGAGGAGAACATCGAATACGTGGCGATTACGCGCGCCAAGTCGACGCTGGTCCTGGTCGGGGCCAAGCCAGAGCCGACGAAGGGATGGGCCTGATGCCCTGGGACGAGGACGAGGACCGCTACCTGGACTACGTGGCACGCCACGAGTCCGGGTTCTGCGGCAGTGACCCGCCTCAGCTCATGTCGCTCGACGAATACCTGTTCAGGATGGTCATCGAACCGAGGGAGGAGACCAGTGCGAAAGCTCTCACACATGTGCGGCGCAGGCGTTCACGACGGCTGCTCAAATAGTGGACAGATGATTGACCTCACCGGGAGACAGTTCCGGTGCCACTGCATCTGCCACGCGACGAAGAAGACACTACCCCTGGTGCCAGAGCGAGCGCGGCGCTCTGGTAAGCGCGCCACGGAGGGTGGCACGCGCTTTGCATCCGAGTAGGGTGCAACCCGTTACGTCAACCGCAGAAGAGGAGACAGACACCTATGGCAAGTTTTAGTCAGTTGAAGAAGGGCGGCGGATTCCTGGACGAAGTCGATGTGGTCATCAAGGACGCCGTCTGGACCGACGAGTTCAACGGGGAGCCGTTCGTCGCCGGGAAGATTCCGAGCTACGACGGCAAGGGCAAGATTGACAAGCCCCACACCCTCAACCTGTTCGTCACCGTGCGCGTCGACGGTGCGGACGAGGACACGTCGACGACGTTGAAGGCGGCAAACAACTTCGACGACTTCGAAATCTCCGAGGAGGACCACAAGGTCACCGCAGGAGACGGCGGCAAGATTGCCGTCAGCGCCAACAGCGCAGCCGGGAAGTTCCTGTCGTCGTTCTGCGCGCCGAGCACCACGGGCGCCCTGGCCGACGACGAGTTCGACCAGGACGAGACCTTGCTCGATACGACCCCCATCATCGGACGTCGCGTCCGGCTCGTCCAGCGGGTGGACGCCGAACGCACCAAGAAGTATGGGCAGAAAATCGACAAGAAGACCAAGAAGGGCTACGACCGCAAAGACCTCGTCGTCGCAGAGGTCTATCCTGCGGACGAGAAGCCTGCCAAGGGTGGCAAGTCGAGCACCAGCTCGAAGGGCTCGTCCAAGTCCAAGAAGGACGACGACGAGGTCGACATCGACCAGCTCGCCATCGACACGTTGAAGGAGATTTTGTCCGACAACGATGGCAAGCTGCCGAAGTCGAAGCTCTCGATGGCGGTCCTCAAGAAGCTGCAGAAGCACGACAACCGTGAGGACGTGCGGAAGCTGCTCGGCTCGGACAAGTTCCTCGAACAGGAGGACGGCTGGACCTACGCGAAGGCCAGCAAGACGCAGCTCGTCGAACTCGTCGACGAAGAGTAAGACAGAGATTGCTCGCCCGTCACAGGAGGGCAGCGACGGGGCTACACGGGGAGCCGCTTCACCCGGAACACGAAGCGGCCACAATTCGCCGGTTGCAGGCTAACGCCTCCCGGCAACAAGGTCTCAGCCACATGCTGCGAAAACGCGAGGAGGAAATGCCTCGACGATGCACAGGTGGAGTCAAAGCTCGGGGTAACGTCTGGGCCTGGGAAGAGATTGGTGGCGGGGAACGGGCACCTCGGCTAGGGCACCGGGGAACACGACAGAGGGCGCGCGGTCAGACGCTGCGCCGGTTGACGCCCGCCACCAACCCTACACCCCTGGAGGACAGAATGTTTCCAACCCTCGTGCAGAGTGGCGACCGTGCGGAATACTTCGGCTACCCCGTGTCGATTCGCAGCGATGGGCGCCTGCTGCAGGTGTCCTTCGACGCGGGCATCCTCGACGCACGCAGCCACGACCTGCAGACACGCACGTTCGAGTGGCCCTGGCGCGTCACCGTGGGCGTGCGGCCTGCCGACATGCCGCTCTCGATGGTGGTGTTTTGAAAATCACCCCGGTCCCGCACGGCTTCGACGGCATCGTCGGCATCTCCCCAGGCGACCGCTCCGAGGGGCTGCACATGTCAGCCATCTACGGGGAGATGTTCAAGCAGATTGACCCCAAGCGATACGGGCGGGGCGGGCATCCTGACCCCGTGGTGCTCGAAGCGGGGCTCGCGGTCGAGTTGATATTCGAGCGCGCTATCCGCGAGCGCCTCGTCGGCAGTGGGCGCCCTGGGGAGTTCACGCACGTCGACCCGAAGCTGGCGACCCCCATCATCTATTCGCCGGACCTCATCCTGTTCAACGGACACACGCGCCTCGGTGAAATCAAGCTGACGTGGATGAGCACGAGCGAAGTCCCGAACACCCCGACGAACAGCTTCCCGGAGAAGTTCGACAAGTATGTCTGCCAGATGCAGTCGTATTGCTGGTGCCTGGAGACGCCGTATGCGCGCCTCATCACCTACCACGTCAACGGGGGCTACGAGTTCCTGAAGAAGGGCCACGACAAGAAGCGCGGCCCGCAGCCCAAGCTCCTGGCCTGGGACATCGAGTTCTCGGCGCGCGAGCTGAAAGAGAACTGGGCTGCGATTATTAACACCGCGAAGTCGATGGGGGTGAAGTGATGTTCTGGTTCCTGATAGCAGTCCTCGGACTGATGTGCGCGTGGCTCGGTTACGAGCTGAGTCCCGCGATTGACTTCTGGTGCGGGAGGGCTCGATGAAGGCGCCCTTCAAGATTTACAACGTCGACGAAGACTTCGACGACACACCCGAGCTGCAGGTGGCGACCGTCTGGAAGGTGACCGACCAGTATTGGTGGATTCGCTGCAAGGATGGCTGGCTCGCATTTCAGTGCCGCTCGCGTGTCGGTATTGGCGAATACGAGACCGACCCACACCGCGCCTGGGCGACCTATGTCGAGGCACGACGCGCCGCTGTAAAGAAGGCCCAGGCCATCCTCGACGCGACGGCAATCGCCTACGCGCGATGGAACACCAAGAAGAGGAACAGCAAGTGACGCGCCTCGAAGCCTGGAGGTGCGTGCGGGCGATTGCCGACTATCTCACCCGTCGTGATGAGAGCCCGCGCGCGGGTGCGGACCTCATCGAAGCCGTGAAGACACTGGAGAGAACCAAGTGAGCTATGTCACCGCAGAGAACCTCCAGCTTGCGCTGGCGGCATTCGGCATCTTCACCAACGCAGAGAACCCTGGGAAGCTGCTCTACTGGTCCGGCGTGATTCTGCTCACGCTCGGTCTCAAGCTGATGAAAGGATAACGATGCCCAAGTCTAAAGAGAGCCCGTTCGACCGCTTCGTGAAAGCGGACCAGCCACTGAAGAACCGATTGTTCGGCGCGTCCTACGGCGAGCCGGGGAGTGGCAAGACCCACTTCTGGCTCGGCGCCCCCGGTCCCATCGTCCTGTTCTCGATGGACAAGGGCCAGGAAGGCGTCGTCGAGAAGTTCCAGGACGAGAAGGACATTTACATCAAGGAATACGAGTGGGAGCCGACCCCGAACCCGCGCGAGGATTCGGACATCGACGAAGCGAACCAGGAAGCGGCGACCCTCGTGCGTGACGCGTTCGTCGAAGACTTCCAGCACGCCATCACCATCGCGCGCACCGTCATCATCGACAAGGAGACGGACATCTGGGAGCTGTTCCGTTATGCCGAGTTCGGCAAGCCGAAGGACGCGCCGCTCAACTACGCGCCGCTGAACCAGGGCTACCGGCAACTCATCAACATGCCGAAGGCGCTCGACATCAACTTCGGACTCATCCAGGCGATGAAGGAGCCCTGGATGCCCAAGGTCAACAAGAAGTCCGGCGCCATCGGGGCTGGCCCAAGCGGCGACCTGAAGCGGCACGGCTTCAAAGAGATTGAAGGGCTCGTCCACATCAACATCTTCCACTCGTGGAAAGCGGGCGACGACGGTCCCGAGTTTATGATGGACATCGGCAAGACGCGCGGTCCCGCGACGAAGACCATCCAGGGCACGCACCAGGAGAACTTGTCGTTCGTCGAACTCGCGCAGCTCGTGTTCCCGGATTCCACTGAAGAGGACTGGCAGTGAGCACGCAGACATCCTGCGACCGCTGCCATCGCACGTCGACGCCTGAACAGCCGCTGGCGTTCAAGCAGTTCCCTTGTAACGATGTCTCGGTGGTCGTCTACCTTGCGATGGGCGAATGCGAGAAGGACATTTGCGTTTACTGTTGGCAGGCTGCAGTGCTGGCGCTCAAGGCGTGGTGGAAGAAGGGGGCAAAGTGATTCTCGTCGACAAACGCGCCGGTTCGGAGGAACTCATCGTCGGGCTCGAAGCGCGCGGCCTGACTGTGGAGGCGACCACCCTCGACTTCGGGGACGTCGCCTTCACGGGGCGCGGCGAGGGTAAGAAGACCCTCGACATCGGCATCGAGTTCAAGAAGGTCGGGGAGTTGATTCAGTCGATACGCGACGGGCGTTTCGCTGGTCACCAGCTCCCTGGCCTGACGGGCGAGCGCAAGATGTATGACCATGCGTGGCTGCTCGTCGAGTGGGGCAAGGAAGAGGTGCGCGGCGGCAACATCTGTTTCTACCAGCGGCGCGGCTGGCGCGTGCTCATGCCCCTGTCGGAATATCAGAAGCATCTGCTGACCTACGAACTGCTCGGAGGCATTCATGTTCAATCCACAAGTAACCGCCGCGCTACTCTCGCTTGGCTTGTGTCTCTCTATCGGTGGTGGACTGACCGTCCTCTTGATGGGCATACGTCACATCTGGCGGTCCATCAGCCTGCGGTCTTCGGGGAACTCAGCCCCTTCCGCAAAGCCGTCACGTCCTGGCCCGGTATCGGGCGCAAGCTCTCGAAATCCGTGGAGGGGGCGTTTCAACGGAATGGAAAACCCTCACTTCGTGCCGCCGTTACAGCCCCGGCAACAGCCTGGGCAGGGGTCACGACGCGGGACGACAAGGGCACCGAAAGGCGGCTAGGGCTCTCCGCAGCGGAGAAGCTCGTGGAGTTCTTTAATTGAAAACTCTCCCGTCGAACTTCATCCCAGGCGAGGGGCATATCGGCAACGGCATCTTCGTCGTTGGCAATACGCCCCACTGGCAGGACGCGCGCGAGCGTCGAGCGTTCGCAGGCAGAGGCGGCGCCGAGCTGGACCGCTTGATTGCCGACACGCCAGGGCTCCCGAAACGCGCGTGGCTCTACCTGACCTACTACATCAAGAAGTATCTCGACGATGCGGCGGGCAAGCACGTCTCCGAGGAGGACCGCAAGGAAAGCGAGCCGTTCCTCCTGGAGGAGTTGGAGCGCGGACGTCCGCACCTCATCATCACGCTCGGCACTGACCCGATGCAGTTCTTCCTCGGGCGCGGCGAGAGCATGGAGGTGCGCCAGGGCATTCCCTGGATACACCCCGACGACATCGTCAAGACGAAGCGCGGCGCGAAGACCATCCGCACGTTCACAAAGGACGCGCGCGTCGTCTTCCCGATTTACAACCCGATGGTCAGTTTCAAGAACGCCGACCTGAGCCCGCAGGTCATCTACGCGTTTCAGGAGCTGGCCCAGTTTCTTGCGGGGAAACGTCCCGCGAGAATGATGTATCACGACGAGTATCCCGACCCCGTCTATGAGGAGATTACTGATGTCGAAAGGCTCAAGGAAATACTTCGTCAAAGCACAGTCGGCACCCGAGACGCCATCAATATCGCCATTGACACCGAAGGCTTCCCCGGCAAACCCTGGTCCCTTCAGTTTTCGTTTGAGCCGGGAACAGGCTATCTCATTCGGACAACATCTACAGCGTGTCTCCGCTGCCTCCGTGACTATTTCCGTAGTGTGCGACCCCGCCTCACATTCCATTCGGCGCTTCACGATTTATCCGTGGGGCGAGAACTCGGAGTCTTTGACGCTGAAAGTGCGCTAGACTTCGACGACACGATGGTCATGGCGTGGCTGCTGCAGCTCGAACAGCAAGGGCTGAAGCCCCTGTGCGTCCGTCATCACGGCATGCGAATGCAATCATTCGATGAGGTGATGGGGGACGCGCAGGAACGGTTGATGAACGACTACCTGACGTGGATTTGGGATGCAGAGGAGTTCGACTATGAGGAACGACAACAAGCAGCATTCGCTGCTATCAATGCTACACCCTTGGTGGACAAGCAGTCAGGTCGCCCCAAGCACGACAAACAAGGTCGTGTCCGGTATCGTCGGACCACGAAGCCTCCGAACGTCCCCAAGACGCCGCTCCACAAAGCAGTTGTTCGTTGCCTTGGAAGCAAGAACGCGACAAAGCTCTGGAGCGACCAAGTCGAAGACATACAGGTTGCGGGCTACCATCGCATGGGTGAACCCCCGCAGGCGACACTTGACTATATCCCTCGCGCCGCTGCCGTTCGCTACGGCTGCAGAGATAGCGATGGGACAACTCGCGTTCGTCATACACTCCGACCCCGAGTCCATGACATGGGACTCGATGAGGTCTATGCACTTGAACTCTCGACCATCCCGCTCATCGACCGCATGTCGCAAGTCGGCATCAAGCCGGACCTCGACCATTTTGCCTACGTCAGCGAAGGGCTCGGCTACGAAATCGAGTCGCTGAAGTGGGAGCTGGAACGCGAGACGGGCATCACCGGCTTCAATGCGAACAGCGGCGACCAAGTCGAGGCGTTTCTCGCGCCGTTCGGCGTCATGGAAGGGATGCGCCGCACCAGCTCTGGCCGTTTCTCGACGAACGACAAAATCCTTGAGGCGCTCGAACATGAACATCCTGAGCTACCTGTCCTGTCGAAGATTCGTGAATATCGAGAAACATATAAGCTCAAGAACACGTTTGTGGATAGGCTTCCTGATTTCGTTCATCGCTGGCCTGACGATGGGCGCGTCCACGCCACCTTCCGCACGACCAGGGTGGTTACTGGTCGTCTTGCGGCTAGCGAGCCTAACATACTTGCTCAACCTGAGCACGGCAAGTTCGCTGCCGACTTCAAACGCGGATGGGTGCCGGACGACGGACATGTCCTTGCCGCATGGGATGAAAGCCAAATTGAGCTACGAGGACTCGCACATCTTAGCCAAGACCCTGTCATGCTGGCGGTCTTTCGTGGCGAGAAGCGGAACAAAGACGGTAGCATCATCGACCTGCACGCCGCTCTGGCAGAGAGAATCTTCGGGGTCAAGCCACATCTCCAGGACAAGCACAAACACCGATTCCCCGCTAAAGCCGTGAACTTCGGCATCCCGATGGGGATGACCTGCAAAGGGCTCGCAGTCGAGCTGAGAAAGAATGGAGTCTATGTCACAGAAGAAGACGCGCAGCGGTGGCTCGACGAAACGCTCGGCCTCTACAAGGGGGTTGCTCGATACATGGATACTCGCATCGCTGAAGCTCGACTTCAGGGTTATGTCCGATGCCTCTCGGGACGCGTCCGTTACATCGGAGGTATTCGAAGCTCTGACGAACGCACTCGCGCAGAGGCAGAGCGTTTTGCATTCTCTACGCCGATACAGGAGTCCGCGCAGTTCATTATGAAACAGGCCGAGGCCCAGGTGTGGACGATGCTCAAGGGCTGGTGGCGCGAAGGGCTCTACGTGGAGCCGTTGTATCAGCAGCACGATGCCCTCAAGTTCGAGGTCCAGGAGGGCCAGGAGCAACGATTGCACCGGGAGGTGACCAGGGCGATGACCCAGGTGCCGAAGGGCTTCACGGTGCCCCTGGAGGTCGAGGGGGAGTGGGGCTACAACATGGCGGATATGACGAAGTTCAAGGAGGCAGCATGACGACGACAGAACTCAACTACGACATTCAACACTGCGATGTGCTCTCGCGTTTGCTGGTGCTCGCGTGTCACGGGGTGTGCTACGACAGCGACACCAAGCGGTCCATCCGTATCACCCCCTACGCTGGTGCGTATGGCATCGCTGGCTACGTCTGCACGCTCGAAGGCACGCCCCCTCCGGCGACTGTGATTGTCCTGAGCGACAACCACGGGGAGACAGCCGACTCCCTGGTGATTATCAAGACCACAGGCGCGCGCAGGGTCTACACCGAGGGCTACGGGAAGGGCTACGCGAACAAGAAGCTGAACGAGCTGGCCGTCTACGTGATGACCCACGTCGCCAAGGTGGAGGGGCGCAATGTGGCACAGGCTATGCAGCAGTTTAGGTAGGAGGAGAGAATGCCCAAACTGTCAACTGCCATCACGACGACCACGACCGAGGAAGTGAAGCTCGCACCGGCCCTGAAGGTGAAGCTCCGTAAGCGGCTGCAAACCTATGCCGCTCTGCATGCTGAGAAGAAAGCCATCATCGAAAAGATGGACAAGGAGAAGGCGCTCATTGGCGAGCTGCGGGACGAGGCCGAGGTGCTCAGCCTGGATTTCGAGGGGTTCAAAGTGACCTATGTCCAGGGCACGTCCTCGAAACTGGACAAGAAGAAGTTCGTCGCCCTGGGGGGTTCGCTCAAGATGTTGGAGAACGCGACCGTGACGACCCCGAAGAAGGCGTATGAGCTGGTCACCGTTCCCGGCGAGAAGGGGGACGACTAGATGCCCATCCTCTTCCGCTGCGACAACTGCAACGACGAACGTGAGGTCTCCCTCGGTCACGAGGCGGATGGCCTTGCCCGCAACTGTAGCGAATGCGGGCAAGACCTCTGCGACCGCTGCATCAGCGAGTCAGGCTACTGCGAGCCGTGCGAGGAGAAGAGTAAGAGCGCCGACTACCACGACTTCGACGACGTCGACGACTAGTGCTGCCAGTAGGCACCCGTGTCCCGAGTCAAATCCGGGAGCGTGGTGCCTCCACTGGGGCTCCCGCACGAGCCCTCCGATAAGACAATCTGCATCACCGACATCACCTTCCCGTTCGCGCTATTCAGCACGGGGCTCCCGCTGTGCCCGTGGCACACCGGCATCGAGAAGAAGTTGAAGAACATCCCCCAGGGTGAATACACGTTCACCGCTGCGACGTCCCCGTGGAACCATGTCGTGTTCTCCAGGCCGAGCCCGTGGCCCGCCATCTCGACCTTCTCCCCCTCGTAGACCTCCGTGTCGTCGAGCTGGAAGGCGAGCGCGGTCTGCCCAGGCGTGAACAGAATCGCCACCCCTGACTCCGGGAAGAACTTGTAGGGCACCGTAGCCTCCCCGCCAATGAACGCCGGATACGGGTCACCCTGGGGCGTGCTGGAGCCCTCTGCGAGCCCGACCGCGCAGTGGAGGGCCGTCATCCATAGGTGCTCGGTCTGGTTGATGGGGAACACGGTGCAGAAAATCTGTCCCTTGGGGTTGCGGAGCCCTTCGACGTGCGGGCGGGCGATGACGAGGGGGTGCCGCACCGGCAGGGACGCGCAGGCGACGGACAGAGCTATGACAAAGGCAAGAAGGATTCTACGCACAGGGCACCTCGGGACTGGAGACGGGCTCGTTCTGCTCCCGTCTCCAGTATAAGGTGCCGTTCTATGCAGTCACAAGGTGAGATTCGAGGACCGCTGCGAAGTCGTCGAGCACCGCAAGTCGCGGCACGCCAGGAACTTCGTGGTTCCAGGGACGCGCCAGCATGAACGTCTCGACGCCCGCCTCGTGCGTGCTAACGCAGTTCTCGTCCTTGTCATCCAGGTAGAGCTGCACCCCGAGCGCCTTGCAGCAGTCGGCCTTCTTCGACGAGATGAGCACAGCCGGGTGGTAGTAGCCGTGGCGCTTCAGCCACTCTTCGGTCTGCTGTTTTGCGGTCTTGCCGGGTCGGTTCGTGATGAAGTAGGTGTTGGTATGCCCCTGGTCCTCCAATAGGCTCAGGAGCTGCAGCAGGTCGGGCGCCGTCTCGTGCGCCGGGAGCTTTGACCAGAAGTTGTTCGAGCTGGCGATGTCGTCCCAGATGGCCTTCTCGTCGTCCTTCTGGAGCCCTGCGGCGCGGTCCCAATACCAGACATCGGGCCACGTCGGGTCGTCGGCGCGCGGGAACGTGATGCCTGTGCGAGCCGTGATGAGGGGCATGTAACCGGCCTCGAACTTGACGAGGACTCCGTCGACGTCAATGCCGATTATCATTTGCCACCTGCCACGGGCGACTTCGGCCAGATGCCGAGCAGCGGCTGGTTCAGGTCGTGTCCGCTGTAGGCTTCGTGGTCCCCGATGTGTCCTCGGCTCCGCGAGCAGAAGAAGTGTCCACCGGGGAGCTGTGACCGGCACAGGTTGTCCTTGGTGCTCTGCTGCAGACCAAAGGTCGCCTTCACCGGCACAATCTGCGCCTCATTTGCCGCCTTGATAGCGTCGTTCACGAGCGTGTTCGGCGTCTTCCACACAGGCCCAGGCGACGGCTTGTTCCGCTGCGCTTCGATGAGCAGCGCCTCGCCCAGATACATGTAGTTGATGACGTCGTCGAAGCGTCCCTCAATCGCCTCCGACTCCGCTTTGCCGGTCTTGATGAACGCCATGATGGCGTCGAGGTGCTTGTTCACGAAGATAGCCCACACCTGCAGCGGGTCGAGCCCGATGGCGGCGGCTGACCGCTTGAAGTTCGAGAGCCGGTCTTCCTCGTGGCGGGTGTAGTCGAGTCCCTTCGAGTTGAGAATCTTATCCTGGCGCGTCCTTGCGTTGGTGACGATGTCCAGGAAATCTTGGCTGTTCATGTGTCCTCCCCCTCGCGTATACGATGTCGTTGTCGCCTTCGTTGCCGATGTCCTCTTCCATCTCGAAGCGACGGTCGCAGCCATCCAGCCCGTCGCCGGAGATAGGCTGCAGTCTATCAATGGTTCGACATTCCATAGCCTGCAGCCTATACCCTTCTACCCGTTCGAGTGTTGCGCGGATTTCACCGCGTTGATGGCCTTGATGGTCGTGTTGATGCCCGAGACGATGGCATCGTTGACCGCAGCCCCGTCAATGGTTCCCGGCTTCACGGCATTCAGCGCCGCGATACCGTTGTTCACTTCAGCCACGGCAATCGCCAGCTTCTGCTGGCCGGTCGCGCCCTGGGTCTGCTCGGCCACCTGCAGGCCCGAGATGATGAACGGAGTCAGCTTGCTGAGCGCCGGACCACCCGGCACCAACGGCAGGAATACGGGGACGAGAGTTTCAGCAGTCTTGAGAAAGTCGAAGAACGACGGCATGTGTGCAGCCTCCTGAATGGGGTGACGAAGAAACGCAGTGATGCGACGATGGTAGAGCCCGCAGAGAAACGCCACAGCCGCCGCTGCTGTGACGAGGTCGTAGACGTGTGCGCGTAGATAGTCCATGTTACTTCGTGAAGAGAATCGGCCATGTGCAGGTGCGCCCGCGCTTCTTGTCGAGCAGGAGCAGCGTCTGCTTCGGGCGCTCGTAGTCGGCCTTAATCGAGAGCGCGTAGGTGTTGAAGCCGATGAGCGAACCGTTCGAGACGAACTTGCCGCCATCCTTGTGCTGATGGAAGTGTCCGAAGATGTCGAGGTCGGCCTGTTTCATCTTGTCCCACTGGGAGATAGCTTTGAAGGCCGGGATGAAAATGCCGCCTACGCCACCAGCGTAGTTGATGGCGTGCCCGTGGTGGAACCGCAGGAGCTTGTCATAGACCTGCACGTAGGAGTGGTAGCCGTCTGGGATGTTGAACGACACGCGCCGCTCGTCCTTGAAATACGCCGCGAGATGCAGATACATCAGGTATTCGAGGCTGTGCCCGTTCTCGGTAGCGAAGCGCACCGTCTTGGTGGTGCGTGCGTGGTTGCCCGAGTGGCAGACGAAGTGAAGGTCGAGCTGCGAGTTGTTCAGCAGGAACTCGATGCCGCTGATGAGCATGTTCTGCGCGGCGACAATGGCGTGCGTCGGCGTGAGCTGGTTGATTTCCGGGAACTCGTCGTGAATGTCGTTCGAGATGAAATCCCCGAGGAGGCCGACGACTGCGGTGCGGATGCTGATGTCCTGCTGCAACAGGCGAATGAGCCGCAGGCTGGCGCGGAAGAACTTCGCCGCGCGCTCGTGGGCGATGTCCATGTTGAACTCGTTCATGCCGCTGACCTGCCCCGGCTTGACCTCTTCCTCGACGTGCCAATCACTGGCGACGAGCACGACCGTGCCCTCGGCGTCCCCTTCCGACTTCACCGGCTTGATGGTGTAGGGCGCCTCCCCCTGCGCCAGGATGTTCGTCGCGTGCAGCTCGGCCTCCTGCTGCGCGATGGTGCTCTGCGCCTCTTTGTATTTCAGCTTGAGCAGGTTCAGCTCGCCGGTCAGCCGCTGCTTCTCGCGGTCAGCCGCTAGGAGCTTCGGTGCGTCGACGAGGGGCGGGGCGGGCACCCGTCGCGCGTTCTGGTAGCAGTTCGCGCACTGGCGCGCGCTGCGCTCGCTGATGATGCCCAGGCACCCTGGCAGCTTTAGGGGACACTTCGGCTCTTTACCGACCGCATATCTGGACATCAGAAGCTCCTTTTGAGGGTAGGCCAACTGCTACTGCAAGAACCGTGCCATTCGCAATTCGAGAATCTCGAATGCTGCAAGAATCGTGCCAACTGCCTAGCTCGGCAGCTCGAAGTGGTCCCGGTCGACCAGGGATTTCCAGTTCCCTCCCCAGACGAGGCCCAAACCCTGTGCAGCGCGGCCCAGGCTGGCCCAGGGCCACACATCGCTCCAGGGGTCATGGGTCTGGGGGTCCGGCAGGAACGCGAGGTCTACAGCGTGCCCAAAGCCGTCCTGGAGCTTGGGCTGGTGGGCGCTGCGCCTCGTGTAGCCGTCCTTGTCAGTGATGATGGGTCCAGGGTGCCCCGGCTCGCGTCCTTGCTCGTAGAGCAGGTGCTGCTGTGTCGCGGTGCGAACGCCTTGCACCACGAACAGGTGGTAAGCCGGGAGCCCCAGGTAGAGCTGCTCGACCTTATGAATCAAAATCGGATGGACCCCTTGCAGTCGTTCTTGGTCGTGTGCTGAGAGCATACCAACCATGCCTGCAAGGGGCGTGCCAGGAGGGTTATTTAGGATGGACTGATGCCTGTGGTATCAGCTTGTCGGTGAGGAGGTCGAGTTTCGCTTCGATACGCACGAGGCGCTCGTGCTGCCCCGCATGCACCACGACGTCGAGCGCCTCGTGTGCGTCGACTCGGTTTTTCAGTGTGACCGCTTTCGCAATCAGCGTGATGCCAATCGTAGACACCGGCACGGCTGCGGCAAGGAATGTGTAGATGACGGCTGCGTCCATTATTTCTTCCCTGTCGCCTTCCGGCGAAGCATCTGCTGTTGACGAACGGCACGGTTCAACTGGTCGATGGCTTGCGTGTCCCCGTTTGCCGTCGCCGTCTTCAGTTGGTCGCGGAGGTCATTAAGTGTGCGGTGGACGCTGATGTCCCCTGTGCGGTGCGGCGCAATCTCGTCGCCCTTGTAGACGGCTTCCAGGTTGGGCGACTTGATGCCGGTCACCGCTGCGTCGAGGCGCGAGGGGGTGCCTCCGGCGCGAATACGGTCGATGGAATCGAGCGCCTCCTGGTTGACGGTGCGCGAGACGGGCACGCCTTTGTAGAAGTCCACACCACCCTGGCTCGTCCAGTCGCTCGCGGCGCCCTCTCCCGGCTTCGCGGTGACCTTCACCTCGGGTGGCGCGCCGGTCTGCTTCGCCCCAATGCGCGAGACGGCATCTCCCAGGGTCTCCTGGGTCTTCGCCGCGACAGACGGCCCGCCGTAGTTCTTCCACGAGTCCTGGAGCTGCAGCCCGCTGCGCCCGGTTGGTGCTGGCTCGCCAGCCACCGTGTAATCCTTGAGCGAGAACGCCGGACCTTCAGGTGTGAGCGCGTCCAACGACGCAGTCGGGCGCGCACCCGGTGCGAAGGCGCCAGGACCAGCGGTCCCTGCGGGGGTATTCGTGAACGTCGCGCGCGGCTGCATGGCCCACGGGCTCAACGGACCAGAGTCCGAGACGCCATACGCCTGCTGCTTGAGTGTCTCCTGCGCGAGTGGGTCGTTGCCGACTGTCAGGCGCGCGGCGTTATCCGGGTGATAGCCGGACTCGACCATCTGTCGATAGCCCGCGATGTCGTCAGCCGTGATGCCGCCGAGCTGCTTGGGCTCGGGCGCGGCGTTCATGCTGCCAGGGGTCGGAGCCTCGGGTGCCGCCGCGAGTCCACGAATGGACGGTGCAGCCGCCGCAGGTGCCGCCTCGGGGACAATCGTGCCCTGCTTCGCAGCCGAGTAAGCCTCCGGCGTGATGTCCACCGAGCGCGGCGTCCAGCCCGCAGGTTTCGTCACCGGCTGCTCGAACATGCTACCGGCCGCATCAGAAACCGACGATGTGATGCCCTTGAGCGCATCAGACAGCCGTGTCGGCGCGCTCTCCAGGAGCCCGCCCGCCCCTTCGATGAGCTTGCCTGCGCCTTTAACCGCATACGGCGTAGCTGCCGCGACGAGTCCCCACGGGTTGCGCTGCAGAATCGCGTCGAGAATCCCGGCGCCAGGGACGCCGAACCCGCCAATCTTCGCGTTCGCCAACTTCTCGCCACCCGCCGCAATGCCGCCACCGATGTTCTTGATGGCGCCGCCTACCCCCCGTGCCGCGCCCGACGCTGTGCCGCCAATCGCCTCCGCTGTCGCTTCAGGATTTGCCGTTGCTGCCAGCAGCGCGAGGTCGCCCGCTGCAGCGCCCGTAACGTGCGGGTCGGCGGCACCCTGGAGGAACGCAGGACCGAACTCTTCCGGGTGACTGATGGCTTCACGCGTAGCCTCCAAGACAGGGCTCGGTGCAGACGGCTTCCCAATGCCGAGGAACCGCTGCATGATGTCGGCCTGCGTCGGCACGCCGGAGACCATCGACGCGAGGTCATACGCCCCGTGGACAGCCTTCGAGCCGAGTTCCTGGGCCACGGCTGGCGCCATGCTCGCTATCGTCGGGACAGGATTCTCCGCTTGGTGTTCGAGCGCGGTCTGCGCCGGGAGGGACGCATTCGACGCGTTCGCGGCATCGAGCCCTGACGACGAGGAGAGCCCTCGTGCGCGCGCCAACGTCGCCTTCGCCTCGGTGACCGGGTCGTGACCGGCCTCGGCGTGCCACTTGTCGTAGGTCGCCCAGTCGAAGTCGGGGTCACCCGGCTCGGGGAGCTTGTGCGTCCCCGGCATGATGTTCCGCAGCGTCGACGGGTCAGCGGTCGCAATGCCGAGCGGCTGCGGCGCGTAGTCTGCGAGGTCGGCGTTCGTGAAGGAGTTCTTCGGCATTAGAGACCACCGGCTCCCGCTTCGAGCTGGTCATGGACCGAGTTGTATTCCTCGGGCGTCTTGGCGCTCGAATACATCCGCAGCCACTGCTCGGCCGTATCGAGCGCACCACGCAATGCGGCCGGTGACTGATTCGGGTTGAACAGCTCGTCGAAGCGCGCCTGCATCGCGGGCGACGACCCGCCGCGCGCCGCACCGTGAGCATACGCGAGGTTCGACTTCGTCAGCGAGAGCTGCGTCTTGAACGCGTTGAACGCCTGCGAGCTACCCTTCGGGGTGAGCCCGAGGTATTCGGTCAGCGGGTCGAGGCCGGTTGCCGCCGCGCCACTTTCCACACGGCTGGTGAACGGCCCAATGGCCCCCTGCTTGTCGAGTTCGTCGAGCATCGCACGCGTGAACGGAATGCGCGAGGCGCCCGCCGCAGCGGCGTGCATCTGCGCTTCAATCTGCTGCGCCGGTTTGCTCGGGGTCATGCCGATGGACATGCCGCCCTTGTCGTTGATGGTCGGATGAATGTCGTAGGCGCCATTGCCGGTCGCGGAGGGGTTCGCACCCCCGCCCGCCCCGACTGCCGTGCCCGTGATAGCCGCTAGCGAGTCGCGGCTGTTCTGTGACTCGGTGTTCGCCAGCTCCTGCGCGCCCTGTTCCTTCTGCTTTTCGAGTTCGAGCGCCGACTGGCCGGTCTGCCCCTGCAGCGCGAGCGCGCCTTGCTGCTTCACGCGCTCGGGAGCCACCTGCGCCTCGATGTCCGCTGCGCGCTTCTGGTCAGCCGCCGACTGCAGGTCAGCCTCGGACAGGAAGCCGTGCGGGTCATCGGGGATGCCGAGGAACTTCGCCAGGGCCGCAGCGTTGGCCGGGTTGCGATACGACCGCTTGGTGATGTCTCCCGGCCCTGAATCTTGGTAGAGCCCGCCCTTGGGGTCGAGGAGGATGGACAGTGCGTCGAGAGGATTCGGCATGTTAGCTCCCAAGTCCTTTAAGGGCGGCAGTCATTCGAGAAGGCGGGGCGCTGTGCTTCGCGCGGCCGTAGAAGCCCATCGCGCCAGTCGGGTCAATCGCGTCAGCCATGACCTTGCTCCGCAGCGCGCCACCGTTCTGCATGGTCTCGGCGGCAAACGGGTTGGTCGGGTCAGATGCGTAGGCGGTTTCGTCGGTCACCGCTTGCTGTCGTCCCTGGCCGGTCGCCTGGGTCCAGAGGTTCTCCAGGTTGCCGCCACGGAAGGTTTCATCGGACTGCGCGACCCCCGCCAACTGGTTCGGGTCGGCTGCGCCACCGGACAGGCTCAGGAGAATCTGTGCGAGACGTGAATTAGCTGCGCTCATGTTAGTAACTCAGTCCGACGTTCAGTTTGCCGGAGATGCCCGAGAGAATCTGCATCAGCCGTTGCTGCTGCATCTGCTGCTCGGCTAGATTGATGTCCGCTTGCGTCTTGTAGGCTGTGAGCCCGAAGTCGTTCTGCGCGTTTGCCGCTGACTGCGCCAGCGAGTTCGCGGCGACCTGGGCACTGATGTCCTGGCCGCGCGCCGAGACGTCTTGCCCGCGCTGCGCGACACCCGCGTTGAGGTTCGCCTCTGCCTGCTTCTCTGCGAGGTCAGCGGTCTGCTGCGCGTTCTGTCGGGTCGTCTTGCCCAGTTCCTGCTGGCCCTGGTTGATGATGCCCGCCGACGCCATCGACTGTGAGCCCGAGCCGAGCATCCCCGAGGCGCCCAGTTCGGAGCGCAAGCCCCGCAGCGCGGCCTGGGACGTCTGTCCGACTTGGTCCTTCGCGGCGTTATACGCAGCCTGCTGCGCGTGCGAGGTGTCCGGCATGGTCAGCGGTGCAACCGAGGCCACGCTACGCCCACCTGTGCCCCCGCCAGCCGTCGACGGCTGCACGTAGGCTGGCGCGCTGCCCGCCCCTGACCCGCTGCCCGAGCTGGACGAGCTGGACATGATGCCATTCGGCCCGAGCAGGCCCATGTAGGCATCGAACAGCTTCTGCTCCTGCTCGTTCCCGATGTCCTGGATGCCCTGGGCGCGCGACGTGCCCGCAGTCGGGGAAAAGCCCCCGTTGCTGTTCGGCGCATAGCCCTGGCTGGCGTAGAGGTCGTTGGTGCTCGCAGCCGTGCGCTGGCGTGCCGCTAGGGCCGCAGCCTCGCGCGCCTTGGCGTCAGCGACCGACTGTTGCTGAACCTGGGTTGCATAATCCATGCCAGTTGCCATCGTCGTGTCCTTCTTGTCCTAAAGTATGGACGATTTCGGGTCTAAATGTCCACTTTCACTCGACTTAGAACTCGATTGCCGAAATCGAGATGTTCGTCGCCGCAGCGGTGCCCGCCACAATCGCGGCCAGGGTGATGTCAATCCAGTAAGCCGTGCCAGGGGTCAGGCCGGTGACCACGGCATTGCACGAGAACGGCTGCACCGTGTTCGCGGTCGTCGACTCGTTCACCGAGGAGATGGTGGTGCCGACTGCGTTGCCCGTCAGGGCTCCGGCGTTCGCGGGTGCGCTACCCGTGCCGTAGCGAATCTGCGCCTTGGCTCCGTTGCCAATCGACGTGCCCGAGTTCTGTAGGTTGCCCGAGATGATAAACAGGACGCGCCCGCTGGTCGCTGGCGTAATCGTGCCCGCGAGCCCCATCATCAGGCCGGTCGTGTTCGTGGTGCCGGTCGGGTTCGTCGGGGTGGCCTGATAGTTCGCGCTGCCACCCAGGAACACGGCTGCAAGCCCCGCATCATCGACGGTGGCGAGCTGCTTGCTGGCGTTGATGAAGAGAATGGTCTTCCCCGCCGCTGGAGTGGCAGGGGTCGCACCGTTGGTCAGAAGCAGTTGTGAAGCAGCCATAGTTACAGACTCCCGAGTGTGATGGCGATGACGTTGATGTTCGGGGTCGTCGTCGCTTTGTTTGCGGCAATGTAGCTCACGAGCAGCTCGTCTCCCGGTTCACCGAAGTAGGCAATCTTGTAGCACTCCGCGCGCCCCGTCGTGGTGCTGGCCGAGTTGGTGCAGGTGTAGGTCTTCGTCGGCACGGCTCCGCTTCGCAGTGACACGGTGAGGACCGCATCGCATTCGAAGACGCCCGCGTAAAGCCGCAGCACGCGTTGCGCGCGGTCGGCGGGCACCCGGAATGCGTAGCCGTAGCCGTTCGCGTTCTGCGTGATGAGGACGCCGGTCGTATTCGATGACAGCGTCGAGCCGTTCGACGTATCATCCGCTGCCGCCGCCGACGAGAGCAACCCACTAGAGAACGTCGACAGGGTCGCACCTCCGTTGAGCAGCCAGCGGAAGCTCTTGAGAATCCAGCCGCCGATGCCCTTCGCGTGCGCGGGTGCCGCGTCAACCGGGTTCGTCGTCACCAGCGGATAGAACCAGTCAATCGTGCCCTCGGTGACGAGGTTCAGCGGCTGCGAGCCAATCGCCAGCACGTTCTCTGGGCTGATGACAATCTTGCCGCACCGCTCGCGTGTCGAGGACAGGATTTCGAGAATGGAGCCGCTGCCAATCTCGTAGGAGATGCCCGCGCCAATCTCCATGAAGACGGGCACGATGGTGCTGGTCCCGGCCACCAACGTCGCGTTCGACGCGATGACCTGATTGGACGCAGCGGTGCTGCCGACAATCTTCACCCAGGCCGAGCCGTCCCACACGTAGGTGTCGGGCTCGCTGTCAGTGACGAACCAGATGTAGAGCACCTTGCTCGATGCAGCCGGTGCGGGCGTGAACGCGATGCGCGCGGCGTTCGTCCCATACTGGATGATTTTGTTAAGAGAGGTATCACTCATGGTGTATACGTCACGTAGATGAAGCTCCCGAACCCGTCATCGAGGGGCGCGGGAGTTGGGGTTGCGCCATCGCTAGCGACGACATAGTCAGCCGTCGCCCCGCCTGTCAGCGCAATCGTGATGCCGTGCGCTGAGTTCGTAATCGTGATGCCCGTGCCTGCGGTCAGGTTCGCCAGGGCCAACGAGTGGTCGCTGGTCGCCCCAATCAGCAGTTGTCCGTCGAGCGCACCCGACGCGTCGATGCCGGTGCCGCCCCGTGCCGGGGACAGCGTCCCGACCCACCCGAGGACCAGCTCCACAGCCTGCAGGAGCGCATGGTCCGAATCCCCGACCAGCGTCAGCGTGACGTTGGTATCATCCTGCTCGGTGAGCGCCGCCGACTGCACAACGACGTTCCGCTGCACCTTGAACAGCGTCTGCAGCATGTCGTCGAGGTCGACGACCTGCTTGGGCGTGAGCGGCCACGACAGCTTGTGCTGTTGCGGGCGGTTTGCCATTACCGGCGCCCCACCGTGTGGACGTTGTCCAGCTCGAAGCCTTCAATCGCCACGTCGACGCCTACTTCAGCGTTCGCGTATTCGAGGAGCATCCATTTGCCGGTGCCGAGCCGCCCCTTGCGGTCGCGCGCCTTCGTCAGGTCGAACGTCTGCGTGAGCAGGTTCGCGGTGCCCAGGTCACCGACGCGCGAGCGCACCGTCAGCGTGCCCGACGCCATTGGCTTGTAGAGCATCGACAGCTTGCCGAAATACTTCTCCTGGTCAGGATACGCGGCATCGTGCGCCTGCGAGATGACCTCGAAGTCGATAGCGGTCGCCGCGCCATCGGTGCGCGTGTCCTGCTCCTGGAACACGAAGCCCGAGCCCGAGCCCAGGACCGGGGGCAGGTTCGAGCCCGTGATGGTCGGTGCCAGCGAGAACACCGACGTCGGCGCGAACGCGTCCGTCTTGTGCGGCCCCCACCACGTCCCGGTCTTGAGGTCGTATTCAATCCAGCGGTCGATGACGTTCGAGCCCGCCGCTGCCAGGAACAGGCGATACTTCAGCCGGATGGGGTCCACGTAGGCGAACGCCGACGAGAACAGCTCTCGGTTGAACGTGTCGTCCTTCGTGAACCAGCTCCGCACCTTGTCGTCGGTGATGGAGTGGAGCCCCGTGTCATTCCAAATGTAGACCCCGTCATACCAGAGCCAGAACACCGTGTCGCGGTAGATGGCGACCGAGCCCTGGTCGAGGATGCCGAGGTTCTCACTGAGGCGCACCGTATCGAAGTCGATGGTGCCGTCGACGTTCTGTGTGCCGGTGCCGGTAATCTGCCAAATCTGCTCGCGGCGCGCACACCCGAGCGCGTCCCGGCGCGCCGCCAGTGCGGTGATGCCGACCGAGTCCGAGCCGAGTGCGCCGATGGGAATCGAGTTCGACGCGGGCCACGCATAGCGCACGCCCGCCTCGGAGTAGAGCACGTAGTCGTGCTGGTCGCCGGGAACGCCAAACAGCCGTCCTCGGAAGTCTGCGATGTGCGTCAGGTAGGGTGGCGTGCCGAGCACGGGCGCCGCGACGAGCGACAGCTCCGCGTCGGAGAGGTCATCGGCCACCGATGTGATGACGTTGCCGTCGAGGTCAATCCACTCGAACAGGACCGCGCCATCGGACGTCGGTCGATAGAGCCGCCGCCCCGTGATGTTGTCCGGCGACAGGTCCAGGTTCGACGCCTGGAGAAACTTGTTCGTAATCGTCACCGACGACGAAGCAGGCGAGTAGCCCGACTCCGCAATGATGTTGCCGAAGTCATCGGTGACGATGAACGTGTAACGGACGCCGTTATACGTGCCTGACAACGTGCCCCCGTTGACGGCTGCGAGAACCGGCGCGAGCCGTGGAGGCAAGGGTGCCAGGGTGCGAACAATGCCGTTGCCGTCGATGGTCAGCGGCTGACTGGGTGTGTTGACCAGGACGACGATGTCGGTGAACGTGTGAAAGCGCGGCGTCTTCAGCGTCGACAACGTCACCCCAGGCGGCAACGTCAGCGGCGCCGACACACTCCCGTCCTCGTTGATGAACTGGAGGTTCGCGCCAGCCTGGATGAGTGTGAATGCCATTATTGCACCAGCCCCACGGTCGGGATGGGCGCCCGCTGCGCGCCGACGAGTTCAGCGGTGAGGTCGAGCCACGTCACGCCATCGTCCGACGTGGTGATGAGCGCCGCTGCCTGGGTCGTCGAGCCGCCATACGCAAAGACCTGCTTGACAGCCTTGAACAGCAGAATGAAGGGGCGCAGCGTGCCCGATGCTCCATTATAGACCGTCGACCATGCCGTCCCGTTGAACTGGTAGATTTTGGCGATATTCGTCGCGTCCGCGTTGAAGTAGGACGCGTAGATGAAGCCGTTGTCGACCAGCATCGAGGGGAAGCGGTTGTTGACCGCTGCCGCGCCGCCCGTGGCCGTCAACGAGGTCGTCCAGGTGCCCGACGAATCGCGTTTGTAAACGTGCGCGAAGTTCCCGACCGTGTTGTCGGTGCCGACGTAGAGTTCGCCCTGGTAGCTGACCATCGAGACCGCGCCACCCGCCGCCAGGACGTGGTCCGTCGTCCAGGCTGTGTCGAGCCCTGGGCGAATGTAGTAGATGGTCCCGGCGCTGCCGTCGCCCTTGTTCGTCCCGACCCACAGGCGCCCCATGTGCCACACCATCGCGTAGGGCACCTCGCCCGCCGAGAAGCCGGTCGACAACTGCGCCAGCTCGGTCGTCAGCGGATTGAAGGTGAACACGCGACCGGCGAAGTTGGCCGAGGTCGTGCCGCTGTCGAACGACGTCAAGTAGACGATGCCCGCATTCAGCAGCATCGAGACGATGGCTTGCGAGATGGTCGCACCCGAGTTCGGGATGTTGCCGACGAGCCGGTCGGTCACGCCATCGAACAACCGAATCGGCGGCTGGTCCGTGCTGACCACGTAGTCGTTGCCGGGGTAGATAATGTGGTTGTGGAACGTCACCGACGCTCCCGGCGACCCACCGAACTTCGCAGAGAACGCCGACAGCTTGTCCCAGTCGCGTGGTGGGCGCGGACGTCCGTTGAACGTCGTCACCTGCACGTTCCCGGCGAACGCCTCGTCGCTGTAATACCAGCCGCGCACCACGTCAGGGATGAATGGTCCCGGCGCCGCTTGCTCGGTCGGCGCGGTCGCCACGTCGACCACCTGTCCCGACCAGCCGCCAGGGTTGATAGCTCCGGCGATGACGAAGACGTGGTAGACGACTGCGTTCGTGTTCAGGTTCGAGGCGACGGTAATCTGGTTGAGGTCGCCCCCGGTAATGCCGGTCGTGATGATAGTGCCCGCAATGCCCGCACTGTTCGTGCCGGTGAAGCCGGGGTCGCGGTAGACGCACCCGCCCGAAGTCTCGGGGAAGATGAAGGCCAGCAAGGGCGAACGCCCACCGAGCGCGACCGCGATGTTGCGCGCACCCGTGCCGTCACCCGTGTAGGTGAGGATGTCGACCGAGCCGCTGTCCCCGTTCTGGTCGGTGTCTCGCCAGCACGAGAACTGTGAGCCCACCCCCGTGCGCTGCACGCTGGAGTCGACGTTCAGCGAGCCAACGCCACAGGTGAACTTGTTCGTCGTCGTGTTGCCGGTGATGGTCGAGGCGACTAGCGCAGCCATCGCACTGTCCGCATACCACTGCTGGTTCACACCCGTGTCTGGGGCTTCGCGTCCACCGAACGCCGCACCGATGGAGAACAGCGGGTCCGCGAGCAGACACAAGTTCTGCGCGGTGCCCGCCGACTGCGAGAAGCCCGCCATCTCAGCGTTACACATGAAGCGCATCGCGGTATCCGAGACCGCGACATACTGATACGTGAGCCCGTTGCCGTTGAGCACGGTATCCGTGCCGGACAACTTCATCGTCGTCGGGGAGAGCCCCGAGACATTCACGCCTTCGAGCAACGAGCCATTCGCGGAGTCGATTGCCATCGGACTCACGCGCGTTGACCACCACAGGCGCGTCGGCGCCGAGGCGGCAACCTTGCGGATGAAAATCCAATGCACCGGCTGGACGAAGGAAATCTCCTGGCCCGCCCCAGTGCCGGTGTATTGTCCGCTGTAGACCACGAACGGGGCGGGCGGCGGGGCAACAGCCAACGACGCCTGCGACTTCGGGTAGGGCGAGTTGTGGACCTGCGGGTTCGGGCGCGGCGTATCGACGGACGCAGGCAAGTCCTCGCGTCCCCAGTAGCCGAGACACTCTACCTGCACCGACAGGAGGGCCATCTTGATGGTGCCGCCAATCGTGCCAGGGTTGAGAATCAAGTCGAGCTGGTCGAGCGGGGTCGGCTGCGTCAGTCCGGCTGGCAGACCCTGCATGAGGATGGTCGAGACGAACCCGGCGCCGGAGTTGATAAGGGTGACCGTGCTCAGCGCCTCGGTCTCCACGACGCCAGCAACAGTCGCCTGTGAACCGAGCTGCGCGGTCGCGGATGTGTTCGCGGAGTTCTGATAAGCCGCGATGCACCACGCTGCAACCCCAAGCCGCTGGTCAGGAATCGCCTGTAGCAGGTCCGTCGTGATGGCGAGCCGTGACGCCGAGGTTGCCGTCGACATGAACGAGGTCAGCGTGTCGCCGGGAACCACGAAGTCGTTCAGGAGGTTCTCATACTTCCCGGTCCAGTTGACGCTGGTATCGGCACGCAGGCCACTCGCGCGCACCTGGAAGACGTGCGAGCCATAGAGCCAGTCGGGCGAGTTCTCCAGGAACCCCCCGTCGATGATGTTCCCCGAGAAGAAGTTGATGGGGTTCAACCCACGGCAAATCCAATCGTCGATGTCGTAGTCGAGCGTCGAGTCCGTCGTGGCGATGAGCGTCGAGTTGGTGATGAGGTCGCCCCCAATCGCAGCCGTCGACAGCACGAGGCCCGCGCCTCCACCGATGGGATACTCCGCATTCGGCCCCGTGAAGGCACCCGTGCCGTCCACCGATGGGCCTTCGCCACGAATCGAGACAATGGCGAGCCCCGACCGACTATCCGCCGCTGCCTCTCCGAACTTGAAGCAGATGTCGATGCGATACCAGCCGTTGGCCGTCAGACTCAGCGACGACGTGCCCTTCACCGTCGCCGCACCCTCGATGACCTGGATGGTGCCCGAGGTCGTGATAGCGAGACTCAGGTTGCGCGTGCTCGACTGCGAGTTCGTCGCAGTCCAGATTTTCGTCGCCGCAGTCGGGTTGTGGTTGACGCGGAGGTAGAACGTCTCCCAGGCGAAGTTCGGGTCGGGCGTGATGCCGAGACTGGCATACGTCATCGTGACCGTGCCAGGGGTCGTGCGGCGATACGCGAAGCCCTTGCCGCCCGTCATGCGCGAGGCCGACCAGTTGTAGCCTCGGTCGGACGTCGAGTCGCCCCCGAGCCCGATATTGCACCCAGACTCGAAGCCGACAATCCACCGACGCGCGATGAGCGGATAGGGGGTCGGGAACGTCGTCACCGGGGCGCTGAACGAGAAGTAGCCCTTCCACGCGATGGTGCCGGACGCGTTCCCGGTCAATGGGTAGAGAATGCCGTCGCCATCGACCGTGTAGTCGGCAGGCCACGTCGCACTGAGCGCCGACGTGGCGAGAATCGACGATGCGGAGTGTCCACCGACGAGGTCGATGCGCGGAGGAGCCAACGGCACGGTGCCGGTCTCGTCAATCGGCGCCGAATACGCAATCGCCGCTGCATCCGGCGACAAATCAACCCCACTCGGGTTCGCTGCCGCCAGATTGGTCGCCGCGACTGGGTCGTCGAGCACAATCAGGTAATTTCGGTAGATAGTCGCCATTACGAGAGGACTCCCTTGCCGAGGTAGATGGTCGGGTTCCCGGCGAGCGTCGTATTCGCCAGGGGCACCGGAATCCCACCGAGAATCGCCCCTGCAGCGACGTTGGTGGTGTATTCGACGAGCCCAGGCCGCTTCCGCACAGCTCCACGCTCCCCGAGCGGGTCGGGAATGCCGTTTTGCGTCTGGGTGAAGGTCGTTGCGGGGGAACCCACGGGCATCGTGTCAATCACGACGCCATACGTGTCCATCCCTCGGACAACGAACGGTCCTGCCGGGTTCGCCACGTTACCCTCCGATGAACAGTTCGTAGGACGTAAGCGCGACACTCCCCGTGAGGTGCAGAGCGGAGATGCCGTAGGTCGCAGCCGTCGTCGGCGCCCAGAACGAGATGACGTGCCCAGGTCCGAGCACAATCACGGTCGCAATCGAGCCCGTCGTCGGCGTCCACTTCACGGTGAGGGTTGCCGTCGCGTGCGTATTGCGAATCCAGACGTGCCGCGCAATCGACACGATGAGATTGATAGTCGTCTCACTCGTATCGGGCAGCGATGCCGCCCGCAGCTCGCCCAACGTCGGGGTCGCGTCGGTGAAGGCGATGTTTCGGCTGGCGAGCAGGTAGTTCTGTGCGTCGAACTGCTCAATCAGCGTCGTCAGTCGGTTCGTTGCCATGTTAGCTCCCCTGAATCGACTGAATGATGGTCTGCAGGCGCCGACGCGCCGAGTCAATCGGGCTCTCGGGCAGGTTGATGTCGTGTGCCGGTGGTCGCCCACTCATCGCCGGGATGATTTCAGACGGCAGCGAGTTCGGATTCTTCGCCAGCAGCTCCTGCGCCTGCGGGTCGAGCGGTTTCGGGGCGCTCGGGTTCGTGGGTCCGGCCCCGATGAGTCCTTTGATGGCGTCAATGATGCTATTCGGCATGATAGTGTCCCTTTACCAAAGGCTCCCGAAGCCCTGGAACAAGTCTTCCACGATTTCCGGCTCCTGCTCCTCGCGCGGCGTGAGTCGGGTGAGAATGAGCTGCTTTTCCGTCGCGTAGACCGACAGCCAGCCTGGGTCCGGCTGGTGTTCGTCGGTTTCCTTGGCGCGCGCGTAGGCGATTGTCCACGCCTTGAGCGCATTGTCGGACCCACCGGGCACCGGGTTCTTCGAATCGAACTTCAGCGGCGCCAGCGACGGGTTGTAGACGACCCGCAGCTTCAGGTCAGCCGACAATTTCGGCGCGGTGACGATGTGCGGCGCCTCGATGGGTGGCCCGAGCCCCGTCACCTGATAGTAAATCATCCGCGAAGCCGACGAGGACGGGTCGACAGCGGAAATCGTGCGCGCGACCGCGAAATCGGTGTCCTTGTATTTGCGCGGGACGAAGATGACCTGATGCCCCGAGCCGTCGACGGTCGTGTCGGCGGGCTCGATGAGCTGAATGCGGAAGCAGTCCTCGGGCAGGCCACTGATTTCGCTGGTGTTCGCCAGCAGAATCGGGTGCTCCTCGTCGACCTTGAAGTAGTGGTCCTGGTGCAGGTCGAGAATCCCACCCCACAGGTCCACAGCCCCGTTCTGCATGATGGAGACGAGTTCGTCATCGCTCCAGAAGTTGGCAGACGTCTCCTGGAGCTGATTGCGCGCCTGCGTGAGGATGTCCGAGACGAGGGTTGCCATTAGACCAGCTCCGTCACCTGGGCATCACCGTTGACGCTCGACCACAGGCCGGACACGATGCCCGTGTAGCCATCGGTCGGAATCTCCAGCTCAGCGCCGGACGCGAGCTTCGAGGTGAACGCCGAGGTCGTAGTCGTCGCCCCGAAGGTCAGGTAGAGAATCTTGGACGAGTTGTTGACGATACGCGCACCCTTACGCGCGGCATTCGCGGCCAGGATGGTCACACTCGATGCCGAGGAGGCCACGGTCGTGTGCGCGGCTGTCGCCGGGTGGGCACCCGACAACGACGTGACGGGGTTACCTGCCCCGTCGTAGATGACGACAGCGGCGAGCCGGAGTTCAGCCGCGTCAATGAGGGAGGGTCCAACCAACATGGGGCACCTTCTTTACTGCAAGAACGTCACGGTGGTGTAGCAGTGCGTCCACTCACCGTATTTTCCCACCGAGACGACCCTGGTGTCGACCGCGAGCACGTTTCGCGGGTCCAGGGTCGCTAGAAACGCATTCACCTCGTAGAGCACCCCATCATCCTGCGCGTTCATGGCTGACGGGTCGAGGGAGTATGGCTGCGTGGACCGAAAGAGCCGGGTTTGCACGACAGCCATACATGGGCCGGTCCTAGTTCTTGTTGTTCGCGGTCAGGTTCTCGTTGATGGTCTGGGTCAACTTCTCATAACCCTCAATGTGAACCACTCCGACCACCCCGCCCGTGCCGGTCTGCGTGACGACGAGGTCTTTGCCCTCGGTCAGCTTGATACCGTGCGGGCCAGCGTCCAGCGGGAAGACATCCTGGATGCCGACCGCCGCCGCTGTGTCCTGGTGGTTGAAGATGACCACGCTGTTCGAGTCCTGCACCGCAACGGACTTGCCGGTCGCGTGCGTGGTAATCGACAGCGTAATCTTCTGCACGAAGAACGCGTGGTTGTTGCCGCGCGAGGTCTTCGCCGTATAGGAGGTCGTCGAGCCGTCGAGATAGACGTCAAGCCAGAAGGGGCGCTCGCCCTCTTTCTGGACGACGAGAATGTCTCCACCGGATGCTGGCATGATGCTGTCCTTTCTACCCCGCAGGGTAGTGGGTGGCACCCCGCAGGATGCCACCCGTTGAAACTTAGACGACGGTCGGCGCGATGACCGTAGGCGGCAGCGAGTAGAGCACGGTGACGCGGGTGCGCCCGTTCGTGCCGCTGACGTTCAGGTCGGTGAGCACCGCAGCGACAATCTGTGCCGTGGCGCTGTAGAGGAAGCCGGTCGTCGCACCCAACTGGGTGTTCGCCGCGCCTCCGTCAATCGCCGGGACCGACGCACCGTTGGCCGCAGCCGGGTTGGAGAAGTTGAGCGTCTTCCCCGCCGCAGGCTTCGTCTTGACGTCGAGGCCGGTGTAGAAGCAGTCGTCGTCGCCTCCCTGGATGCCAATCTTCAGGGTAGCCGACGTGCCGCTGTTCCAGACCACCGTGTTGGTGACCAGGATGTCCGTGATGGTCGCACCAGCCGGAATCGTGAACGCCGCTGTGTGCGTCTTGTTCCCGGCGACCTGGGTGAACAGGGCTTCCTGCGACACAATGAGGCCCGACTTATTCGTCAGCGCCTGGGTCGCATCGGTGGCGACAAGTTCCTTGATGGCGTCGTTGCCGTTGTATTTGAACGTGTTGCTGGCGCGGTCATACGCGAGACCCGCAGCGCGCGAGTAGTTCTCGATGATGGCGCGGCCTGTCGCGTCGTCCGCAATCGAGGTTGGGGACGTTTCGGTCCCGGCAGATTTCTTCTGGATGAATTGAACAGACATGGAGGGGAACCTTTCAAGATTGGGGGGACAGCCCCTGCCGTCCCCCCGGTTACGAGTTGTCTTACCCGAGGATAGCGAAGCCGTTCGGGCCGTCACCCGTCGAGGTCGCGGCGCCGCCCGCAGCGGTCGTTTCCGCAGCCACGCGAATGCCGGTCGCCAGGACGAGTCCCGGCGTGAAGATGCACGCGACTTCGTCGTTGCCGACGAGCAGCGGCAGGGTCACCGTCATGTTCGCGCCGGACGCGCCACCGGCCACGGTCGCACTGTCGTTGATTTTGAACCACGAGTCGGTCGCGGTGTTCTGCTTGCGAATGAACAGGGCATACAACGTCGCCCCGCCCGTGCTGACCTCGGGCACCGTCGCCACGTCGGCGGCATGCACGTCCGAGAAGCTCACATACTGGAGCTTCGGGTTGCCCTTCTGGGTCGCCAGCCACTGCTTCAGCGAGCGCAGGAATGCGGCGCTCGACACAGGGCTGATGTTGTTGGTGAGCAGGAACTCGTTGACCCGCTGCCACACCAGATTGGCGCCTTCGAGAGACTTTGCTACGGTCATGTGCTTACCTCGCCTGCTGCCGTCCGTTACGAGTGTATTTCACGTCAGCGATTGCAGCAGTTCGACTAGGAGGAGTTAGTCGCGCACGAACGCCGCAGGGGGCGCCGCAGAGCCACTAAATCCAGGGACGGGCATTTGTGTGGCGCGGCCACGGGATGTGGCAGCAAACCCGACGCGTCGTCCTGTCCGCGCCTGATACGACCGATAGGCATCGCGTGCCCGGTGGTCGATGTTGTCGAGGAGCGTCTTCTGCTTGCGCTCCACTTCGAGGTTCTCGGCGCCCTCGACGCGTGACGCCATTGCCTCACCCCCGCCCGCCTCCCAGGTGTCGTGGTCCTTCAACCACTGGAACAGCTCGAAGCGGCGCACAGAATCCCCGAGGAGATGCCGCACGTAGATGAGGTTGTGGTCGGCCAGGATGTCTCCGTCCATCCCTGCTGACATGCGAAGGAGGTTCTTGTCCATGTTGGACAGCTCGACCATCGCGGAGCTGGCGTGTCGCCTGCGCGCCAGGACATATGCCGGTCGCACGCGAGAGGCAAACACGACCAGCTCCGCATCAGTGTCGAGGAGCTTCTTCAACCACCAGTCGGGCGGGTCGGCCAGATGCCAACGGTTCTCCGACTGTAGGTAGTTGGGAAACTGCATCGTTAGTCTCGCTGGTTCCCGGCGAACCCGGAGTCACCAATCTCGCCCATGCTGACCTGCGCCTCGAACGCGTCGAACGGCTTCTTGCGGAGGAGGACACGCTTGCCCATGACCTCGCCCCAGAACTCGCCGCTGCGGTCGACCACTTCGAGCTTCGCATCAGCCAGGGCCAGCGTCTCGTCGCTGATAGGCGTGATGTCGTCCTTCTGCTTCTCACCCTCGAACGCCTTGATGCCGACGAGCGCAATGAACTTCTGTGGGTTCAGCGGGTGCTTCGAGCCCATGAGCGGGTTCTGCCGCTTCGCGTAGGGCACCGCGACAATCGGGAAGCCGGGGTTCTCTCCTGGCTTCAGGGTGATGTCTTCACCGTCGTAGCGCACGTTCAACTCGCGGCTGGTGCGGTTCACCAGATTGACTGCATCGCGGAAGTTTCCAAGTATTCCCATAAGTCACCTTCTCCCTCTCTAAAGAGAATTGCCTCGGGGGCTTTACTGTGTTCCCGGCCAGAAGGCACGGTGTCCAGCAAGCACCCCCGAGGACTTGGTCGTTACAGCTCGGGCACAACCACGAGGGTCTGTCCGGTCACGCCATCCCAACGGGCGCAGACGGCCGGGTTCCCCACGAAGTTCTGCTTGCGCGCGAACCACCACGCTTCGAACGCGTGGCGGGCATTGTCACCGACACCGTCGCGGACCAGGATGCTGCCATCCTCGTCCACGAAGCGACCGGGCTCAGCCACATACTGCTTCGCGGACATCCGTTTGGTGTCCAGAAAGTAGACTTGGTCGAGGCCCAGGGTGCGGATAGGCGTGACGGGAACCTCACCCAACGTCAGGTCACCCGAGGGGTCGCCAAACGCCTTGGTGCCGGGGTCCGTCCGACGCTTGTCGGTCGCGTCGTAGTTGTAGCGCCGGTCGGCCACCGTCAGCTTGATGAACTCCCGGCGAACCGAGGGGTGCATCAGGAGACGGTCCACCGTGGCGTTCAACTTCTGGTAGAGCACGTCAGCCGTCCGCTGCATCGCGTCCGTGGCGAGGGCGCCCGCTGAGGCGACCACGTAGGACTTGTAGAGCGGAACGAGGGACCGCTGCACCTCGAAGTAGTTGGCGCGGTTCGTGCCGTCGTCGACCAGGGCCGGGAGACCCCAGTAGGCGTGCTCGTAGCTGGTGTCCAGGACGTCCGTGACGCCTGAGTTCGCAGCCTGCACGATGTAGTCGCTGGTCGCCCATGCCGTCAGCGTCGAGAACGAGACGTCGATGGTGACGTCCGTGCCGTCCTCGTTGACCGAGATGACCTTGGCGATACCCGCGCGAATGCTGCCATCCGCAGGGTTAATCGCCGCGAGAAACATCCCGGCCTGGACGAAGCGGTTGCCGAACGACACGTTGGCGACGTTGCCGGGGTTCTTGAGTTCGAGCACGGTGCCCGAGGAACCCGCAGCGATTGCGGCGAGGATGCCGCGACCGTCGCACGACAGCGCAAACTCTTCGCGTTTGGCGATGTCGTCGATGATACGCGTCATTTCGTCTTTCTTCGCACTGCGCCACGCAGCCTCAGACGACACGCTGTCGTCCATCGACTCCTGGGTCAGACGGATACGAGCCATCATCTTGCGGATGGACACCGTGCCGTTGATGTGACGCTGTGCGCCCGCACCCGCGAACGCGCCGTCTTCGGCCACGAACATCGGGCTCGGGTTACGACCCACATGCGCGACGAAGGTGTGACCCTTGCCGCCCTTGTAGTCGATTTTCTCTTCCTTGAAGACGTCGGTCAGCGGATTGACGTTGTTCACGCCTTCCGCGATGCCCTCTTCGAAGACATCCTTGTAGAGACCGAAGACCGCAGTGGAGTCAGCGCCGACTCCGGGTGAGGAACTAAGAGTTGTGCTCATGCTTTTTACCTACCGAACACCGCGCCTCGTTCTTTGGCGAGCTTCGCCGCGAACTCGATGCGGTCGTCCAGCGAATTGAACTTGTCCGGCCGGGTCACAGTGGACACGGCTTGACGTCCCCCCGAGGAGGGAACGGGACGAGCCCGGTTGACAGTTCGGGCTACGCCTTGCCGACGCGCCGGGTCAACCCAGTTCTTGGTGTAGCGAGCAACGAACTCATCAAGGAGCTTCTCGTCTCCATTCTCGTAGCGGTCGAGGGTCTTACTTTCCGTTCCCCCAGTCGCTTCGAGTTCCGCTGACGCCTTGGCTTTCAGCCATCCCGCAAAGTTCTCGCGGACGTCGGTGACTTGGTCGTCATCGAGTGCGTCCACGTTCAATGCTTCAGCGATACGGTCGCTGATGGAATGCACCTGCGTGTTCCCATGTTTCTGCCAGCCTCGCTGCTCTTGGCTTTGCGAGCGAGCAAGAAACTGTGGGGTTTGCAAGAGAGCGTCACGCTGTTCCGGCGACAGTTCAATGAACGGTCGGAGTTCCGGGACCAGTTCGAGTAGCGCGGCCTTGATGTTCGCAGCCTTTTGTTCGGCTGCGTCGGTCGGGGCGACTCCTGCGAGCGCCTCCACCCGTCGTTGAGCTTCCGAGAGTTGAGTTGTCAGTGCTTCGACTTGACGAGCCTTCTGACTAACTTCGTTGAACCGATGCGGAGGAATCCACTTCGAACGGTCTTCAGCATAAGTGAACCCGGAAGTCGCCCCGGTTGGCGTGGCTGCTGGAGCCGGTGTTCCTGTGCCCGGTTGTGCTGATGCAGCGCCAGCCCCAGGAGCTGCCGCCCCTGCGCCTGCTTCACCAGCGGGTTGCTGACCTTCGACGACTGCGTTTTCGGCCATGATTTTCCTTTGGTAACGCGGTCTAAGTTCCGCGATGGCTGACCAGCGACCCGGCTGGCACGGTTCTTGCCCTGCCCATTACGAGCCTAGTCTGACATAGTTGGCACGAAACTTGCAAGTTACGCTTGCCCCGGTATGGGCACCTGCCCCGTCTTGACCTGTTGGGCTCGGCCCGCCGCCGACGCGGCTGTGCCCCCGGCACCGGACGAGGATGCCCCCACGCCTGCAGCGTTCTGGTCGCTGTTGCGGAGGGCTTGGCGCGCGCCATGATGCCCCTGGTCGGTCGGACGGGCACCAGGAGGTGTCGGCTGACCGGGAGCCGGAGCCCCCGGAGCCCCCGGAGCCCCTGGCGCTCCCGGAGGTGCGGGAGGCGCCCCGAGCTGCACGAGGATGCCGTTCGCGTCCAGGATGCCCGCTGCCTCTTGTTGAATGGCGATGTCCACCTGCATCAGGTAGGCTTCAATCATCAGCTCGGCGGGCGGGTGCTCGGTGAAGATTTTCCGGCCCGCGTCAGAGAGCGCCCACTTCACCGTCTCGTTGTGGTGAATGCGCGGGTTATACCAGCGTTTGTAATTCAGCGGCGTGACGTTCGTCTGCACCGCTTGCGCCTGCGCCTGCGGGTCGTTCCAGAACTTCTCGAACAACTCCATGTTCTTCCACGCCTCCTGCACCTGCGCGTCGATGGCGGGCAGCAAGCGGGACATACCGAACTCCTGATAGATTTGCATCTTCTGGTCGGGGTCGTTGATGTCGAGGAGCCCCATCGTGCCGAGGTGGTCGATGGCAGCGCGCTGCCCGAGCGACGTCTTCGGGGTCAACGTGCCATCCTCGATGATGATGTCGAAGGCGCCAGTGAGGTTCGCCTTCTTGAACTCCTGGAACGCCCACCCGCGACCGGGCGCCATCATCGCACGCGTCTGCGTCTCTTCCCCGAACTCGCGTTCGATTTCGAGCGCGTCCTTGAACCAGCCCTTGTAGGTGCGGCCCCGGTCTTTGTAGGCCGAGGCGTGGCGACCCTGGGCGCGTTCGAGGAGCAGGGACATCGTCGCGTAGGCGTCGACTCCCTGGGGCTGCTCGCCGCGCAGAATGTCGTAGACACCCATCAGCTCCTGCGCCTCCTGCTTGATGAGGGCGCGGTAGGAGAAGATGGACGGGTTGATGCCCTCGCCGGGAATGCGCTCCGGCTTGGCGTTGCCTCCGGCGACGAGCGGGTTCCACTTCACGACGAGCCCCGGCTCGCCCGTGAACTTCTCGACCTCGGCGCCCTTGGGTTCGAGCCAAATGGGGTTCGCCATACGGCCAATGGTCATCATCATGTGCGAGTCGAGCTGGTTCAACTGGTCCTGCTTCTGCACGGCAGGGTCAATGAGGGACGCACCGATGACGCGCCCGCCGATTTGCGAGTAGCGGGTGTGGTGGAACGTGAACAGCGGGTTGCCGTCTGCCGAGTGGTAGGGGATTGGTCCCGGCAGCGACTCCAGCTCGGAGTGGATGATGACCGGCGCGGAGTCGCCCGCAATGCGGATGACCTGCCCCTCGGGGAAGTCCGAGCACGGCTTCACCCAGACGTCGTATTCGACCACGCCTTCCGTGTCGACGTTGGCGCCGCCCGACGCGAAGTAGGGTGGCGTGATGCCGATGTCGCCCTGGAACGGCAGCGTCTTGAAAATCTGCATCGTGCGTTCCTGCGGCGTCTTCGAGAAGGCGAGCGTCTTCGCGTAGGTGTCCTTGAACTCCGGGTGCTGCTCGTAATACGACTTGTCGCGCCACCGCATGCGGATGGTGAACGGGATGTCGTCGAACCGTTCATACATGAGCGGGAACGCCAGCTCGAACGGGGAGAGCGCGTAGGTGACCCCCTTGGGGAGTTCCTGTGTCGTCGGCGGCACGGGCTGGCCGGTCGTCGGGTCCACTGCAGGCGAGAAGGGTCCAGGCGCCTGACAGCTCGGGCACTTCTGACTGTTGTTGGCGATGTCGACCTCGGACGAGGAGACGCCGCACGCCGCGCACGTCTCCTGGTGGATGTCGATGGTGCCGTTCTTCCGCGCCTTGTCGATAGCGGTGTGGATGAAGGCGTTGCCGGTGACGAGCATCCAGAAGTCGTGCTCGTTCATCACGAAGTCCATGTTGTGGGACTCGTGGAGCACCGGGCCGTAATCGTCGGCCACACTCGCGGCCACGACGTTCGTGTTCGCGTTGCCGATGGGGCGCGCGTTGGCGCCGTAGTTGATGAGGGCGAAGTTCGCGCGCACCGCGTCGACACCATCCTTGAGGATGTTCGTGACGGGGCGCGGAATCCACTTCGCCAGCCGCTTGTCCTGCCACTGGCCGCGCTTCGAGTCGAAGTAAATCCACTGGCGATTGAGGATATACCAGACGTTCCGCATCCACTGGCGCTCGAAAATCCATCGCTGGTCGAAGGACTCCTTCTTCCAGCGTTTCCACATGTCCAGGAGCTGCTGGTCGGTGAAGGCCGCAGCAGCCGGTGCAGCCGGGTTCGTGACCCCGGTGCCTGCGGTGGCTTGGTTGAGGGGCGTGCCGGAGACTGGCCCCTGGGGGACCATCACTCCATTGCCGTCAGACATGAACGAGTTGTTTGGCATGGTCGTTTACTTCGTGTGAATGAGTTCGCCCGTCGCCTCGTCGTTCGCAAGACCGAGACGTGCGGCTTCGCCGTCTCCGACGTCTTCGAACGATGGCAGGGCATCGAACCCTGGCGCTGTTGACCGGGGCATCGTGGGCACGATTTCCGGCACGGGCAGCGCGATACCCGCTGCGCGCATCAGGAGGATGCTGCGCTCCTTTTCGAGAGCATTGATGCGGTGACGCATCCAGTCGATGGTCACGTCGTCCTTGGCCTTCTGCTCCTGCAGCGCGTGCTGCCCGCCGAACATTTCTCCCATGACGCGTTCAGCGTGCTCGACACGCTCGGTCATGTGCTTGTTGTCGTCCAGAATGACCTGGAACAGATGTTTGTTGACCCACATTAGTTGAACCCTCCAAAGAGTTCGTAGTCGTCCCCCTCGTCGTCGTTCCCGTAGATGTTCGCAGCCGGGTAGTCCTTCTCAGCGGGCTCCAGGTCGCGGTTCTCTTTCCCCTCCTGCAGCCGGTGCATGCGCTCGACCTCGTAACGCGTCTGCACGTCGAGCTTCCGCACGTCGCGGCTGCTGATGTCCGTCTGCGGGACGGTCGGCTTCGGCAGCGACGGGAAGCCCATGAGCGCATAGCGGATGGCGTCAGGGAGTTCGTCGTTCTTCTTGAAGACCTGCTCCTTCGCCTTCTTCTGTCCGTCCGGCTGCAGGTTCTCGGCGTAGCGATAGGCGCGCATCTGCTCGATGGTCTTCGGGCAGCGGGTCGCCACGAAGAACAGTTGACCCGAGAGCAACCACGACTGCGTGCGCTGGATGCCGACCTCGTGCTTCGCCTCGACCTGCTGCACGCCGACGCCTTTGAGCCCCCACTCCAGGCGCAGTTGGGCCTCGTTCTTGTTGGCGAGGTAGGCGACGTTGTCGAACCGCTGCAGCCCGAACGCATCGCGCACAGCGGGCAGGTGCTCCGACATCGCGCGCATGCGCTGTAAGTATTCGCCTACGATAATGAGCCCATACTCGGTGACGACGAGGAAGACTGCGCCGAAGGGATGGTCCGCACCCGAGTCGAGCCCGACGAGAATCTTGCGCCACGACGCAATCGCGGGCCACTCGGGGATGAACTGCTTGACCTTCTCCTCGGTGATGACCTGCTGCGCCAGCGTCTTGTAGTTGTAGATGAGGCCGGTCGCGTTGTGGCGCTCGGCGTGATACTCCTGCGCGAAGAACTCCGGCGTCATGGTGCGACGGTCGGACTCAATCTGCCGCATCATAATGGGCGACGACTTGAACAGCGGATTCTCTTCCGTCCAGAACTTGCAGGACCAGAAGCCGGGTTCGTGTCCTACCTGCGCGGGCTGCTCGATGCGCTCGTAGGTCCAGTCGTAACCGAGGACGGTGGTCGTGCAGATGATGATGCCACCGGCCTTGATGAGCGTCGGCTTGAAGACATCATAGGCGCGCTCGGGGCACTGGGCGGCTTCGTCGAACCAGCCACAGGTGACACCGTGTGGTCCTCGCGCGCGCTCAGGGTCTTCCAAGGAACGAAAGGCGATGAGGGTGTCATTTTGCAGCGTCAATTCCATGTGTTCGGCGTCCCACTTCTTGACCCAGTCAGGAGGGATGAGCCGAATGAGCGTCGGGAACGTCGAGTCGTGGAGCACCTTGAACGTCGGACCCATCACCCAGATGATGCCGTTGGGGACGAGGGCTTCCTCGCGGACAGCATGCGCGCCGATGAGCGTCTTGCCGCCGCCGCGACCGGCGAGCACGAGCAGTCGGTCGAACACGCGCGGCGCGGTCAGGTTCGTGTAGTGGACCTTGCCGCACACGCAGCGGAAGATGCCATCCATTGCCGTCTCCCCGACCGTCTTGCAGTCGAGGCAATACCGCTGTCGGCGGGCATCCTGGAACGCCTGCTGATACGGATTGAACAGCAGGGGGACGTCGAGGTCAGCCCCGCAGTTCGGCGGCAGATGGGTCAGCTTCATTACTTCTTCAGTGCGTCGAGCGATGCCGTCGAGCGATACTCAGGCTTGTTGCCCGCGTTGCGCTTCTCCGACAGCATGATGGCAACAGCCTGCTTGTGGTTCTTGACCGGCTTGCCGTTGCCACCCGACTTCAGCTTTCCTTTGCCGAACTTTGACATCACTTCGTTCCAAGGCATTACAGTTCTCCTCGTTGGATTTCCGCGTTGGTGAACTCGCTGACGCCGACGAACTTCAGTTTGCCGAGCGGGTCTTTCTCGTCGACCTCGGCGCGCATCACGAGCGCCCCGTGCCCTGGGACTTCGTAGATGAGCACGAGCTGCTTCTTGTCCTCGACGATGTGACGCGCCGAGTGTGCCGGGTGCCGGTCGGGGTCTTCGAATTGCATGAGCGTGGTCGGGCCGTCATAGCGTTTCGGCGGCGCATGAAAGTATTCGTAGTCCACGGCTTACTCCGGGGTCGGCACCGTCTCGCCTTCGACATACGCGGGTGTGCCACCCGTGGTGCCCGCGCGCATCGTCACTTCCTGCCCGTTGTTCTCGATACGAATGCTGAGCGCCATCGTCGGCAAGCCGGTGCCGGGACGCGCCTGCTCGTTGCCCCACTTCTTGAACACGGTGGACTCGGCCATCCGCATTGCCATCTCGTGCTTCACCTTCACGCCGGTCTTCTCATTGCGCGTGTCGTCGTTCAGCGACTCGTTGATGTTCTTGACGACCTTGTGCATCGTCTCGTATTCGAGCCGGTCAGCGGGCGTCTCCAGGTCGAGCCAGCCGGACTTGCCCGCGCGATAGAGGTAGGGACCGATGGACGAGCGCGCGATGCCGAGTTCCTTGGCGATGTCATCGTCGCTGATGCCGTTCGCGCGGAGGGCCACAATCCGCATCGCTTTCTTCTTGATGACCGACTTCTCAGGAATCTGCCAGTTCGGCTTGCGCCGCCCCTGCCTGACGTCTGCAGGGGACAGGAGTGCCTCAGAAGGAGGACGGGATGCTGCGGTCGCTGCCGGAGGGAGGGACGGCAGGGAGCTGACAGGACGCACTGACGCGGGCTCATCCACTGCAGCGTGGCGAGGCTTCCCCGCAGGCGTAGCTGGCTTCCTGGACCGTTGTGGCATCCCGTCCTCCTGGCACAAGTATTGCACGACGGTAACCTGAACGCAATGGCATACTTCTTGCAGGTTGTTCAGTGGAGGGCAGATGCCGCTTTACGATTACAAATGTGTAAGCTGCGGCGCGGTGCGCGCGGACGTGCTCGTCGACAGCGGGACGAAGGCGACCGTGTCGTGTCACCTCTGCAATCGGCCAATGGAGCGTCAGCCACCGGGGCCGAACTTCTTCATCCACGGTTACAGCTCAAAGAACAACTACTCACGATAGGGAGGGACTGATGTCGAGAATCTACACGATTGAAGAAGACCAGTTACGCGACCAGCTTCGTCGCGTCGGTGCCGTGCTCGCAGACGACACCAAGAAAGACCCGCGCACGCCATACGCTGACGCGCAGCAGAAGCAGTGCAGTGAGCCGAGCAACACGAAAGCCTGGGGTGCGGAGCAGCCATCACTCACCGGCTCGGGCTCCGGCGTGCAAGGGCACCTCGGCGCGATTGCCGAACGCATCTACTACCACGAGCAGAAGGCGCGCGAATACAAGGCGCTGCTGAAGGCACTGCCAGAGGAATTGCCGGTGGACGCGTCACGGGCGCTGACCTACGCCATCAACTCATCGCAGAGGTTCTGATGATGCTCGGCCTCGCCCCTTGGTCGCGCGACGGGAGCTGGTGCTTCTTCGGTAACGGACACTGCGTCGAGTGTGGGTCGCACGACCGCACACAGGTGACCGAGTTCGGAGTCGACCACACTCGCGTCAATCGCCAGGGGGCGATTGGTCTGTTCATCTGTCGCGCGTGTGCGATTCTGCATCACTACCCCGACTTCCTGCCCTCGCTGTTCACCTGGGCATACGGAGAAGACTTCAATGCGTGACCGCAAGAACGAGAACTACCGCGATGCGGTGCCGGGTGGCCCTCCGGGAAAGGGCAAAGTGGTGCATCACAAAGATGAGAACAAAGCGAACGACGCACCATCCAATCTGGCATCGGAGGACCGTGGCGCTCACACTGCTCATCACAAGTCTGGTGTTGGACGCCGTCTCACGAAGCTCAAACGCGCTCTTACAATGGAGGCTCGACGTGAAAAGATTTACTAGGAGACTGCAGCTCTCGTCGATTGTTCTGCTCTACACGGCAGTGATACTCACCTCGGTCGCGGCCTCCTGCCGCCCGCCGAACAACGGGGACACGCGCCGCGCGTTTGCGGTCGACGTCGCGGCGACGGAGGGCTTCGTCACGCTCGACGGATGGGCGTGCCCGCAATCGAACGACTGGTGCGGGGTCGCGCAGAAGATTGTCGACACGGGCAACGGCTACGGCCACGTCGACTTCCCGGCGCTCCTCGTGTCGGCGCCTTCGATGAACTTCCACATCCGCGCCAATGGGTATCTGCCGCTCGACTGTGTCGGCAGCATTCCTCCTGGCTCGGGCAGTGCGACCGCGTCGTGGGGCGTGCCCATCATCGCCAACCGCTACCACCCGCAGAACTGTCCCGAGCTGGTGCTCGCTGGCCCGCCGCCGCGCACGGGTGCGGTGGTGCCCGTGGGGAAGGCTGTGCGCGACGACCAGGGGTTCTTCCACCCCGAGGGGATGACGTTCTTCTGGGCTATGCACGGGGTAAAGTATGAGCCCGCGCGCCTGCAGGCCAACGTCGACTGGTTAATTCAGACGAAGGCGGCGCCGGACTACGTGCGGATTCTGGCCCAGGTCGACTGGGCGGGGAACGAGATTGACCCGAACTGGCCCGACTACAACGACGTCTTCCTTCGCACGCTGGACGTGTTCGCCAAGGCGCACATCCGCGTCGAGGTGACCGTCCTGGGCTCGCCCTACAATGACCCGAGTGGGCTCGCGCACCGGCTGTCGGCGCTCATCCGGCAGCGCCCCGCTGGCACGGTCATCGCCATTGAGGTGTGGAACGAGTGGTCGCAGAACGGCGGCAGCATCCAGGCACTGAAGGATGCGGCGCGCATCTTCTTGAACGAGTCGGGCGTGCCCCTGGTCGGGCTCAGCTCGTCAGGGCTCGACGCGGACATCGCCACAGCGTCTGCCGAGGCGGGCGCCACGCTGCGAACGGACCACAGCGACCGAGGCGAGGGCGACGGGGGCTGGCGCATGGTGCGGCAGTGCTTCGGGGCAAAGGACATGCCTGGGGTCGTCGACGAGAACGAGCCACCAGGACCGAACTCGTCCATCAACGTGCTCGACACGCCGATTCAGCTCGCCATGTTCCGCGCCTGCAACATCCAGTCGGGCGGGGCGCTCTGGGTGCTGCACGTCGGTGACATGGTGCAGGGCATCGAAGACCCGGCGCACAACCGGCATCCCAACCTCTGGCAGGTCGCCAACCTTCCGGCGATTCTGCAGGCCACGCGCATCGTCGACAAGGCGCTGCCGGATGGCGTGGAGAACTGGTCGAAGACGGCGGGCAACCCGAACACGAACCCGCAGGTCTTCGTGCCGGACATCGCCGGGTGGCCGGACGGGCACACGGGCGTCAACCGCTTCTACGCGGCAATCCAAGGTGGCGAGTTCACGCAGACGCTGCTCGGTGTTGCCGGGACGCGCGTGATGACGCTGCGGATGCCGGGGTTCAGCCGGTGCTCGCTGACGGGCTTCAACCCGGAGACGCTCGACATGGTCGAGTTCAAGGATGTCCCGGTCGGCTTCCAGTGGACAATCGCTGGACGGTCGGACGGATTGACCGGCTACGTGTTGCACGGGATTTGTCAGTAATGGAAGCAGCACTGCTCGGCTTCCTCGTGATGGCGGCAGTGCTGCTCGTCTTCCTCTCATCCATCCGCTACGTCCTTCGCAGCGACCGTCCCTACACTGGTCCTCAAGTGGGCCAGGGTAGGGGCTTCGAGCTGAAGGAGGACGAGCCTCAAACGGATTGCAGCGCCGGTCACACGGTTGACTGCATTCATCGGAGGAAACATGACTGCGACGACGCACGCTAAATACCTCGTTGACACGCTCGACTTCGTGGGCCGGACGATGGCGGAACCCATCCAGGGTTTCTATCCGACCATCTCTACGTTCGAGCGCCCCTGGATGTCGAACAACTACCTGCTACGCCTCCAGGTCGATGGCATCTACGTTCACCGCGAACTGACGGACATTCACCGCGTCATGTATAGCCGCACGGCCTTCTCCATGTTCATCAAAGAACTCGTGCAGGGCATGGTGCTTGAAGCTCTCGACCTGTGGGCATTCGGGCCGGTGACGCGATGACGCCTGACGAGACGGCGCTCCTCGAACGCGACCTGCCCTCGAACCTGATGTATATCCCCTACTACCGCTGGTTCGCCAGCTACCTGCTACACCGCGACGTCTCGCTCGATGAGATGTATGCGTTCTTCCACGCCTACTACGCCAAACACCGCGACCCGAACGCGCGCACCTGGAACGATGTCGAACGCTCGCTGACTCCACCTCGCTGGTCTGACTACTCGCGCTAGACCGACCTCCCCACTCGAATAAAAAATCTCGGAGGCACCGCTTCGCGCCCCGGCGCCCTGGGCCGGGCGGGGGAGCCTGGGGTCTGTCGATGGCGCGCGCGTTACGGGGTTCACTGTAACGCGTTACGGATGTATTTATAATGCTCGAACGCTGGCGCGCGATGATAGCGCGTCGACGTGCTACATGTGTAGCATGTGAACGCGCGAACGTGCGCGCGATGATGTCAGCGTTCGAACGTGCGCGCGGATGTCGGGATTAGAAAACAGAAACGCGCGCGCCACCTGGAGAGATGACGCGCGCGCTAGTGAGAGGACGAAACGAACGAGAGACGCGCTAACGCTTTTCTATTCGACGCTGTAACCGTTTCGCGCGTTCGGACCAGACGCGTAACAGCTCGGCAGCGTTCGAACCTGGAAACACAACGTCATACTCTTTAGCGAGCGTAACAAGTGAACGTTGAGAGACGGCTAACAGCTCGCTAAGCTGGTCGTATTCGTCTGAAGTGAACGCAATAGACGCAACCGAACGAGAGACCGAACGAGCGTTAAGCGATTCTGTTTTCTTACGGTTAGACATTCTCGTTACCTCAGTTTAGAAACAGGAAACCATGAACGCGTTTATTCGTCCTCGGTTGCGATTACCACCCATTGTTTACGCGCGTTCAGTTTCGACGCGCGCGGATGTTTCCGTTTCCAGACGTGCCAGATAATCGCCTGGAATGTAGCGGGCGAAACCTTGCAGCGTTCAGACGCGCGAACGTACGCGCTAGCGAAAACTAAGTAAGGTCTCCAGGCGAGACGATACGACGCTAACACGTCATCTAACGCTGCTTGCATTGCATGGGTATCGACAGTTACGGCCGTCTCACATCCGGCTAGATTTTCCGCAAAGTGAAATACCTTTGGTCCTTGCGGAAAGTATTCGCGGATGTGTTCGGCACGTTCGCGCAACATCCGACGCGCTTTCAGCTCCGAGGACATTAGTCCTCGAATACTTAACGGCCGTTCGGCTAGCACGTCATCCGCTTGTATGAGGTTTCTACTCCATTCGTTCTGAGGCGATAACGCTGCTACAACGTTCGCAACCGTTCGAACGGGTAGCGCGTAACTATCGGACCATTCGCGCACGATAGCGCGCGCGTTTGGATACCAGCTCGAACCGAGCAGCGTATCACTCTCGGTGCGTTCACGGTTGTAGAGCCTGCAGAGGTTTCGAACGAGTTCAGAGATACGCGCGTCGAATTGACAAACGCGCGCGCGATTAATCGACATACGGGTATACCTCCAGGAAACGAGCAAGGAAACCGAACGCGCGCCAGTAGCGCAACCGTTCATACTGGCGCGCGCGCCATAGGCTATAGATAGCGTCGGCCGTTCGAAGTTTTGTCGACACTAGCGCGCCAGCTTTCCGACATCATCGAACGTGCGAAACGGTTCGACGTGTTCGAGTTCGGCGCCAGCTCGAACGTCCAAAACCTGAACGTCTGACCAGGTAACGAGTACGCTTTCCTGTTTCCAGGTTTCGCGGATGTCACCTGCAAGGTCGGCTATCCGCTGAACGTCTGCAGACGTGCCGATAACCTCGATTACGGTTGCGGGTTCCGCTTGTCCCTGCCAAACGCCCGAACCGTGCAGAACGGTTGCACCGGAAAAGTAACGCGTAATCAGGACGCGTAACTGTCGGCTATCGTGAACCTCGGTTACCTCTCCAATGTAGAGCCGATAGACGCGCGACACTGGCGCCGAACGTAGCGCGCCAAAATCATTGCGACGTGCGCGCGCGGTTTCCTGTTTCGCTGCAAGGTTACGCGTTAGTGATGATGTCTGTTTCACGTTACTTTACCTCCCTGATAATGAGACGTTTACCCGCGATGATGATGTAGTCAGCGTTAGACATTCTGCAGACCTCCAGGTTAAACGGTTTCGTCGACGACGAACGAGAGAATAGTTAATCCGTAAACGTCGCACCGCTGACCGCGTCCGTTCGTATCGGCACGAATTAACGCGGTCTGTCCTGCAGAGTCTGCTAGCGCATAGGACGAATAGATACCCACATGGGTAACGTCCTCAGAATCGTGATGGCACGCTAGGGTAACGAGATATACGGTCATAATGTCAGACCTCCAGGTGAGCTAGTTAAGGTGAATAATCCCGCGTTCGAGCTGGCGCAATCGACGCGCGGTCTCACGTTTACCACCGAACGCGCGAACGCTCGAACGCGTCGACGTCGACGCAATCGGGCGCCGAACGCGCGACACAATGAACGAGAGAATAGCGAACGAGAGAAACGAACCGAGGACGATAGACAGTAGCGCGATGATGATAGACATTGTTAGCGGTCTCCAGGTGAAGAGACGCGCGCGCGTTCAGGGATTAGAACGTGCGCGCGTCTCACAGTGTTAGAGCGTTTCCAGCGTCGACGCGTAATCGGTAATCGGTTCGAGCAGAGAATCGAGGGACATACCGTAATCCGCGATTACGTCATATCCTGAGTTACCATAGACGAAACGAACGAACGAGCGTTTAACCGAACCGTCAACCGTTCGAACCGTTTCGAGCGTATCATCGTCGGTTGCTGCTAGCTCGGCTAGAATCGCGCGTCTATCGGTCGTCGGTTCGTTCGGTCTGTAGTCCTCTCCATCGTCGACGCGTAACGCGTAACCGTTCGCTAGCAGAACGTCGACGACCCGCTTAACGATTCTCTGCTCCAGGCCGATACGCTTGCACGTCGCGCACCTGGAAACCTCCGAACGCTCGATACTGTCAATGTGAACGTCGCACCTTGCACGCGTCATAGCAAAACCTCCGACGCTAACCTATGCAATCGACGTGCTAGCAGAGGACGCGTAAACGCTAGCGTTTCCTATCGGTTAGAACCGAACGCGCGCGGATGTCCTCGGATTACCGGATTTTGCGTCCTCGAACGCTGACTAGTTCGGCGCCAGTGTCCCAGGATGGAACAGTGTCCCACTGTGAGACACTTTCCGCTTGGCACGCGTTATGCCGTGCATTCAATAATCGTGCCAGCCCACATTTTTGGTCCTCGGCATAAATCGTGCCAGGGCCAGCTTTGCGTCGTAAAGCGCCGGTTTCGTCCTCGTTCCAGGGCGCCGCTGTCCTCGCCGCAGGCCACCGGCCTCCGGCCCCGGCAGCGCGCCAGCTCGGCGCCCGCCCGCCTCCAGCTCTAGTCAGGCTGTCATATGTCACCAGCCCTTTGGCCTTGAGGAGAGCTGTCATATGGCACAGCGGTTGCAGGACGACAGGACATGCCCATCCATCCATCCATCACGACGACCAAGCTCGTCAACGCCATCAAACGCGACGACGGCACGGGCTACTGCACCGTGTGCGGGCGCAAGGCGAAACACTTCTGCGAGCCCGACCTCGACAACCAGCCGTGCCAGTTCAAGGGCTGCGGCGCCCTGGCTGTGTGCGGCGCTGAGCAGATTCTCCTGAAGGTGCAAGCATGAGCATCGACTACGCGGCTGAGCAGAAGCAGTTCGTCAAGTTCAAGTCGGCCCTGACGCGCGCGCAGAGCACACGAGACCCACAGAAGGTGCTCGTGGCCTGTGACGCGTTCTTCCACTACTACGCGCTGCCGGATAAGGTTCTGCCGGATGCGTGGCACCGCTGGCAGCGGGCGCAGGAGGATGCACTCCTGGCACGCGAGCTGAACCGAAGGAGCGCATGGTAATGACACCCGAAGAACGCCGCAAGCTCATTGAGACACCTATCACGTTCTACGTCGCCCCGAGCAAGGGATGGGGCGGGCACGTTGTCCACGCCAGTGTGCCCACAGACGGCCAGCAGCGCCCCGTGCTGCGCGCCAGCGAGGACGGGCTGGTGTATGGGCACGACTACCGCGCCTACATCCCGGAGGGGCTGTGACGCCCGCCCAGAAGGGCTACCTGACGCGGACCAGCAACCACGTCAAGTCGAACATCGCCTGGATGCTGGAGACACCCGCGAAGTGGAACCTCGCAGGTGACAAGGTGAAGCTCGACTACGTCGGCCTGCCCTCGTGGTGGCCGTTCTGGTCGGACAACCTGAAGGCGCAGGTCATCGAGCTGTGCCGTCTCGCACGTCAACTGGAGGACCAGTGAAGCGGAAAATTGACTGGAAGGGTGTGAACGGCAAGCTCCACACCATCACCATCGACACGGGTCGACCGGCGCCGATACGACCGCGCCAGGAGGCACCGCTCGATGACCTCGACCGCTTGTTTGCGCGCCAGCAGACACGCGTCGAGAACACGCTGAACGCTCGGCTGGCGAGCTACGATGCGCGGCTGTCGCGTGTCCTGCACACCAGCAAGGGCGACCAGATGACCACCAAGCTCAATCGCCAGGAAACCGACATCGAAAGGAGACAGTGACCTATGGCTCAGGACACCCGCAAGACCAACGCGACGGGGCAGCTTCGCCCACTGGAGGACAGAATGTCGAAGGGACAACGGGTTCGACGGGAAGACCGTAAGGAGTTCCGGCGCTCGGTGGCGCAGCAGGCCGGGATTACGCGTGGCATCGCTCTTGCAACGCTGTCAGTCGTCAACCGTGGATTCTTCGGGCGCCTCAAGTGGCTGCTCGTAGGGAGGTAGCATGCAGGTCACCGTCGAACACAACGCGCACAGGCTGCAACCGTTCGCTGAGTTCAAGGAAGGCGAGCTGCTCATCAGCGACGAAACCCTGCTCGCGGGCATCGTCACCCGCGATGGTGGGATTCTCTGGCTGCACAACGGGGGCTACGTCAACCGTCGTGGCGTCCCGCTCGACAAGCTCTACATCGTCCCGAAGGACTACTCGTTCATCGTCAACATCTGACCAGGAGAGACATCACATGGCAACCATCAGCTACGTCCAGCAAGACATCGTCAACGCGCTCAGGATTGGCCCGCTGACCATCCACGAGCTGTCGACCCTCGTCAACATCCCGGAACCGTCCGTCCGGCGTAATGTCCAGG